TTTTGATTTGATGATTAAAAGATTAAAAGAATTAAAATCTTCTTTATTGAGTTTAATAGAAGCAATAGAATCATTAATTGAAATATTAAGTTTAAGTATAGAATTTGAAGGTGTAATTTATGGAAAATATTGTAGAGAGACAGGATTCGAAGGTTATGATAAACTCGCTTCTGATTTAACAAATACTGATAGCTATTCTAAAGTTCCTAGAATAAATTTTAGACCAAGTGACGTTAGTAGCATTAATACATTATTAAGTAGAATGCGTCAAATTGATCCTGTAGAAACGGAAAATTTTAAGAAAACAATAAATTCTTTATTTGCGCAAACAACAAATCATGACGATAAAAACAAACAAATAGAAGACAATGCTCAAATTCAAGTAGGAAATACAGATAGAGTATCTGAAGCTCAAGCCGCAGCAGCATTGGGAGCGTCAATACAAGAAAAGATAGATAGTCTTTCAGACCTTCCATCAAATATACTTAATATCGGAAGCTCATTGTACGCCAATGTGACAGATATAGGTGTTGTTCCTAAAGAAGAATATGAAAAAAATCAAGATGATAATAGTATTAAAATGTATAAAAGTCAGATTTGGCAAGAGATTTCAAAAATAGAAAAGAAACTTTCAAGTGAATTTGGATTTTCTTTAATTTTATTAAGCTATTTACCAAAAGGAATGAACGTATACCCTATACGGTTTATTGCTGATGCGTTAGGATTAATAGATGAAGAAGGAGATGCGGTCACACAAGAAGGTTTAACCCCACTAGATGAGCAAACGATACTTGACCTGTTACCTAATAAGACGTTACAAGATTTAGAAAATGATTTATCACAACTGAGTGAAGATACGAATCCTTCGGTGGCCATAAAGGCAGAGCCTATTCCGTATACAATATCTTTTATCCCATTTAGAACAACAGAAAGTTTTGAATTAAATGATTCAAAAACACTCGCTTTATCTAATGATCCAAATTATTTTACAGGAACCTTGAACGCAGGCAATTATGAATTTAAACTTTTCGGTAAGTTAAATAATAATTATTTACACGGAGTGACCTCAACTTCAGCAATGGAACTTGTGAGATATTCTAATTTAATAACAAATGATTTTACATATCGCTATGAGTTTGAGCTAGGAGTAACTTATGATTCTACACAAGCAGGAACAAATGATATTGTACCTGAGATAAATAAAATAAATGTGTATATGGGAGTTTTCTTTGAAGGTAGAGAAAATGCATTTCGTTACGCTAAACAATTAAATGGAGATGCTAGTGAAGTTTTTAAATTTGGAAGGAGAAAAAAGAAAAAATTTATTGGAGAAATTGTAATAGGTCAAGAAGAGTCCTATGTTTTAAAACCGTATATTCTTATAGGTTATGATAATGGTGACTTAGATATGCAAAAACTGACCTTTACCATTACAAGTAGTCAAATATTCTTTTATAGAATAAAATAAAAAAATATACCTTGATAAATAATTTAAAGGTTTAATTTAAATGTCAAGATTTTCAGATATAGATTTAAAATTTATACCCCATCCCATATCTAAAAAAGTAAAAAATTTAGATGCTAGAACAACTATATTCCGTGCATTAAATCACATCTTATTCACAAGACCTGGAGAAAGATTATATAACGCTGAGTTTGGAGTAGGTATTCAAGATTATATCTTTGAATTAAACAGTTTTATACAACAAGATATTTTAAAAACAAGTATACAAAATCAAATTGAAAACTTTGAAAAAAGAATAGTACTTGAAGATACTCAAATAGAACAAGATGTAAATAGTATTACAATATACATAAAATACCGATTAAGATCAAATCCTCAAGAACTGATAACGTTTGAGAAAACATTAAAAAGAATACGCTAACGATGTCAAAAATTCCATCAGAAAATATCAGCGAATTAGATTTTTTAACAATTAGAAAAAATTTAATAGACTATGTTAAGAACAGTTCAGAATTTAAAGATTATGATTTTGAAGCATCTGGCTTGAACTTTGTTGTTGATTTATTATCATATAATACACAATATCAATCTTATTATTTAAATCAAGTAGCAAGTGAATTATTTTTAGATACAGCACAAAAAAGAAAAAATGCTGCATCAATAGCAAAGCAAATAGGATATTTATCAAATGCAAAAACTGCATCTAAAGCTGAAATAAATTTTAGACTTACTGGAAATTTATCTGCTAATTATACAAAAAATATATTAGCAGGAACTAAGTTCTTAGGTAAAACAGCCAATGGAAATTTGTATCCATTTATTAGTGAAACTTCTATTGTTTTAGCAAATAGTAATCAATTCACATCAAATATAACACTCACTCAAGGCACTTTAATATCAGAAGAAATAGTTGTAAATAATTTATTATTAGAAAATAAATTTGAAATTTCTAGTAAAGATATAGATTTAACATACCTTACAGTACATGTTAGAGAAAATGAACTTGAACGATTGCGCACAAAATACAACAGAGTATTTGATATTACATTACTTACAGAAGATTCCGAAATATTTTACATAGAACAAAATTATAATGGAAAATATCAAATAATTTTTGGAGATGGAATTTTAGGAAAAATTATTAAAAATAATAATGTAATTGAATTAAATTATTTGGTTACTTCAGGTGAAGATGCTAATGAGTGTGTAACTTTTGATATTGAAAATAAAAACGACTTTGTTAACACGTTTTTAATAGAAACTATTCAATTTTCTTCACAAGGAGAAGATGAAGAAAATGCCGATGATATAAGAAATAATGCAAGAAAATTATATTTCAGTCAAAATCGCACAGTCACTGAAAAAGATTATCAAATTATTTTGATGAAATATTTTCCTTTCATAGAATCAATTTCTGTTTGGGGTGGAGAAAAGAATACTCCTCCGTTGTATGGTAGTGTATTTTGTGCGATTAAACCAAAAAATAGAGCATTGTTATCTAATTATGAAATAGATTACATAAAGTCAAGACTTGACCAATTAAATGTAATTACCATACTACCAAGAATTGTTAATCCCGAATATACTTATATTAAAATTAATGCTAATGTAGTTTATGATTCCTTAGACATTAATATGAATCAAATAGAAATTGTAGATAATGTGAAGAATGTTATATTTGATTATTCTAAAAATAATTTATTAAAATTTTATAGTAATTTTCAATTAGCAAATATTACTAAACTTGTAGATGATATAAGTCAATATTTCATGGGTTCATATTTAACTATAAATTTATACAAAAAAAGAAATATTGAAGTTGGGATTGGAGTTTATTATAATATAAATTTTAATAACAAGATTAAAAAAGGTTCTTTAACTGCAAGTAGATTTGATTATATTGATAATAATAATAATTTAATATCAAATTGTTATCTAAAAGAAAATTCAACATATACAGGCGTTGATATAGTTTTCACAATAAACGTATCCGGTTCAGACGTAGAATTTACACTAAAAGAAAATATAGGTAAAATAGATTATGATTCTGGCATTTTTATATTAGAAGGATTTTCACCAACATATATAAGAGAAGATTCATCAGAAATGACATTTGAAATTCAATGTGATGAATTTATTATTATACCATCTAAAGAACAAATTCTAACAATTTCTATTGATGACATTTATATAACACCTTCTGCATTTATAGATAGGTCATCAACTTCTTCTAATTTAGCAAAAGCGGAGTTATTTGATACATGACAACTCCTAAAGAATTGGTTGAAAGTCATATTCCAAATTATTTTTTAGAGCAATATCCTCACTTTGTGAAGTTTATTGAGGAATATTATAATTTTTTAGAATCATCAGTAATACTTCTTACAGATAATAAAAAATTATCCGTGGGTGACATCATATATGGTTCTCTGTCTAAAGCAAAAGCCATTGTAAAAATAGTTACTAAAGATAGAGTATATTTTGATTATGAAACAGAAACGAATAATTTTTATAGAAATGAATTATTAGTAAATGGTATTAGCGGTGAAATATATTTTATTAAAAAATTATATAAGAATATACATCAATATGCTCAGGATATAGAGGAAAATACTAATTACGAAACCGCACTCACAGTCTTTCAGAAATACTTTAAAAAGAATGTTTCTCTTGATCATAGTATTTTTCGTAGGTTAGACCCAAATATTCTTACCAAAAAAATATTAGATTATTATAAAAACAAAGATACTGAAAATTCTTACTATTGGTTTTTTAGAATATTCTTTGATGATATTATAGAATTATATTATCCGAAAGTAGATATACTGAGACTTTCTGATAGTGGTTATTACGAACAAAATTTAATACAAATTGAATATAATTCTAGCATAAGTAAATTTAATCAAACTCGCATTTATGCACCTAAATCAAAAGCATCTGCTATATGTCGTGACATCATAACTAAAAATCAAAATAACACCACAAAGGCCTTTCTTGATTTAGTTTACATTAATGGAACTTTTAAAGAAAATGAAATTATAGTAGGATATGATATTACCACAGGATTAGAAGCAGTAAAAGGTGTAATAAAAAATTCAATTACTGGCTTAAAAATAACAGATGGTGGTATTGGTCATAAAGTCGGTGATATGTTTAATTATGGTGATGGTAGAGCAGAAATTACAAAACTTAAAAAACATTCTATTACTAATATAAAAATAAATGACCCTGGTTTATGCTATCGTGTGGGTGACCCGATTGTTTTTGACAATGCATTTACAAATGTAGAATATACAGCAAGTGCGTATGTTTCAGAAATTGAAGTAAATCCAACTCTTACTACTTATTTCAATTCTTTTTACAATATATTAAAAAATAGACCAGTATCTTTTTATGAGGATGAAACATTACTAGATGAAGTTTATGAAAATTCCATATTGTTTAGAGATGCTACTCCATTAAAAGAATTACCCAGTGATGTTGTTACTGATTTTCAAATGGGTGGTATAAAAGAAATTACATTTGATGATTCCGGATTAGGATATGAATTTGCTCCACCTGTTGTTGCAAAAAATCCTTTACCACAAGCAGAGTTATTGAACTATTTTGATGTTATATTTGATAATAACGAAGCAAATACTGCATATATTCAGAATGATACTTTAGTTTATATGAAAGGTGGCACAAGTACACCTGGAGATTTTAATGAAGCTATTTGTATTGGAGATGTAACTCTAGATGCTGATGAAGAACAAATATATTTGAGTGACTTGGATATACTCAGTGAAGACGTAGAAGTTAAAAGATTTATAACACTAAGGTCAGTAAAAGATTTAGAAACGGATACTTTTGTTGAAATTGAATTAGGACAAAATGAAAGATTTGATAACAATCAAATAAAATTAGATACAACTCTAAATGATTTCAGTGAGATAGGGTTGCCCTTTGGCACAACTTTAAATTTAGAAATAAAAGATTTAATAAAGATTAATCCTCTTGCAAATAGTGCTAAGTTGGAAAGTGTTTTAGGTGATGGTGTAGCTCAGATTAAAACACTTCAAATGGGTTTAATGACTAAATCAGATGATGTATTTGAATTTATTCACAATCCAGAAGAAAGAGTGTTTAATCAAGATGATATCGCACACGGTTTGAAATCAGAATATGAATATGAAGAAGGGTTGTTCATTGATTCTTTTGATTCTTTCTTAGACAACAGAAGTAAATTATCATCAAACAAATATATTCATGATGGTTATTATTATCAAAATTATTCATATGAAATACGTACTAAAATACCAGCAAGTTTAATAGAACCTTTACTTTTAGATGAATTACATCCTGCAGGATTTTTACATTTTATAAGAAATAAATTTGAACTTGAACTTGACTTTAGAATAAAAACACATGAATTGCATGAAATAGAAATAGACAGCCGTGGCTACATAATTGCTGAAATATTTGAGCATATAGAAGTAGAAAGATTAAATTTTGCAGATGCAACTATTGGTGATGTTATTAATCAAATAGAATTAGAAAATGAATTTATTCACAATGAGGAGATTGCAACATCTGAATATCCAGAAATAGAAGTAAATGCAATAGCACCGATTTTTGAAGGATTTCGTTTTTTCATAGAAGATATTATATCAAAACCTAGTGAAAATTCATTTAGAGATTTTGATGATTATGGAAAAACAAATGAGAAAAATTCAATTATCACTGATACAAGACTATATGATGGTATTGTAGCCGTACAATCTTTTGTGAAAATTATAAATGTTGAAGATGAAGCAAACTGGATTGCTGATGTAATTGGATATAGAAAAAATGCAATTGGTTCTTTAGATGCAGATAGAACAATTTATAATTTTAGAGTAAGAGTAGAACGTGTATTTGAACATGTGCCAGATATTGCAAAGGGTGGATATATTGTAGTAAGAGATCCATTTACCGATTTATATGAACCAAGATTTAGTTCTGATTTACAACAATTTAGCAACGCAGAAATAGAATTTTCTGATACAGAAAGAAATGAATATCTACCATTAGTTTCAGGAAATACATTATCCGGCAAAGGTTCTTATTTACCAAATGCAGAAATACTTACAAGAGATTATGGTTGGGTAACTTTTGAAAATCTAGAACCCTATATGCATGTTGCTAATGTGAAAGAAGATGGTGTTATAGTTTGGCAATTGCCAGATAGTATAGCAACAAGAGAATATAATGGAATAATGCATCAGTATACAGATCATTCAAGTGTGTCTATAACAGTTTCTCCAGACCAAGAATTAGCTTTAGTTACATCAAATAAAATAATTAAAGGACGAAAACTATCATCAAAAACAAAACCACCAACAGAACTAGACTTTTTAGCAGTACCTGATGAAACATTAGCCGGTACGGGTAAAAGAGCAATAATGGAATTGAGAGATATTGATAAAGAAATAGATAAGATTGAAGTTCCATACACAGGATTATTATACTGTCTGACATTGAAGAATAATCAAGATACAATTAAAGTTCCTTTTGAAGTAGATGAAGGTATATTAGAAGTAATTAGTTGGCAATCATTTATTGAAAATAATTATACTTTACCAAAAGTAACGAAGATAGAAAAAACATTCATTAATGTAGATTATGAAAATGTAGCCATAGACCTTGAAAGTTATAGTATAATGCAACCAAGGTCAAATACAATAATATTTGACTATAATACAGTAGATTCAACCCCTTATCCGATAGTAAATCCTTCGGAAATTTTTTTTTTAACTTCAGCGGAAACACAGCCAACAACACAACCCTCACCCCAAGGGCCGTTGACAGTGGAACCCCTACGGACGACTTTCCAGAATAGTGATGTAATTACAGATGAAGTAGATGTAGTATTAACATTAGCTTATCAGCAAGAATTCAAAACTGTATTAGATACATTTGAACATAAATTAACTGAACGACCGACAACATTTACTTCATTTTCTATTAATATAAAAGACTTTTTATTCTTTGAAAGTACAAGCACATTATCCAATGACTCTTTTACTGATACTGCAATACGCTCAGTAACAGATGTTCCCCTCCATGTTGTTATTAATATTGATGAACAAATATTACCACTTTCTATTCAATCATCTGATGAAGAAAATAATAGTGCGGTATTTTTAAATATTGAGTCTACTGCTGCAAAGTTTGATATTCAGCCGGCTATGGATAAACCCAAAAATAGAATATCAACACTGTCTTTTGAAAACAGAATACCTGCAATACGTGGAAAAATACCTAAGATTTTCCGAGAAGCGATTCTAATAAATTCAGATGATGATAAGAAAATAACACAAATATCTATTGCAGATATTGAAACAGTTCTTTGTCCTGACCATCAATTTGAACCAAAAGCAAAAGTTGTAATTTTAAATTTCTTTGAGGAGTTTGAAAAGAATAGAGTAAGTTCTCTAATATTATTAGGAAGTATAAATGCGCATCCAGGAACAGAATCTGGATTACCAAGTGTTGAAGTAGAAGATGATAAAATTTTAAATTATCACCACATAGATTCATTACAATTAAAAGAACCTGATTTAAGATATGTAATTACAAGATTAAATTTTGCAGATTCAAGTAGTGATACTGACCCTGTTATATATTATACCTTTGTGAATTCTACAAACAAAAGCGCATATGGTATAAAACCATCTTCTTATTTTGATTCGGATGAATTAACTTTTGATAGTTATGATAATTTTACATTTGATGAAGATAGTTTACTACCTGAAAGAAAATTATTTCAAGAAAGCGAAAATTTTAATGTTGATACTCTAGTTACTTTTGAAAATATTGAAGACTTGGATAACTTAAAACCAATATACAACGAAGATAATTTTATAATTTGGTCAACCATAGTTGCTAATGATGTAAATTCTGGTGATATTGATTTTATGAGTGTGCATGTGAATCACATTAATAATTTTGCATTTGAACCTTTCAGTTTAGACCCATCATTACCTAGCAAATCAATTCAACAAGACTTTACCGTAATACCCCCACCTGTTCATAAATTTGTTGGTATATCAGAATCTGGATTTGATCCATTGTCCACTCTAGTAAGTGGAGGTGATAACCCTGCAGTAACTGATGTAACACCTTTAGAAACAGATGTAAATCGTAAAATATTTGTTGATGTTTTAAATAGAAATTTATTTTTTAATTTTGATGAAAAAATTGTTGATTACAAAAACAATTTTATAGTTTATAATCTCCATAAAAAATATAAACCATATTTGGGTGACACAATGCCCGCCACAAGCGCATTGTCAGAACCCTTTTTGTATACAAGTCCTAAATCAAAGGATTTATCTACAGTATTAGACAAAGAAACTATTTATTTTGCCAACACTGTTATTTTAGATTCTTCTACGGAAGTCATTAGTAAAACAGATATAGAAAATCATTTTGAGATAGAAGATAGAAGAAAATACATAACATTAGATACTCAATTTGAGAATTGGAAAAGGCAATTTATTGCTGGATATCTTCCTGTTAAATTTTCAGATTATGTTTTAGATAAAATACCAAGTGCATTTATTCAAGATGCGATTATTATAAGTAAACGGACAGCAAATGAGGATGTAAGTCCTCTCGTACATCCAAACAGCATATTCTCAGATGCAGCGCCTCCAGCTATTTATTTTGAATTAGAACTTGCAGAAGCACAAACCGAAATAAAAATTCCTATTATAATTGAAGATAGAAATAAGTATGTAGATTTAGGAGATATCATTTTACCATGGACTCCTATTTTAATTAAGGATTATTCTAGAATAAAAATGGATGATTATATTCTGGATAAATTACCTTCAGTAAGAATAGATGGTACTTACATAAGAAATGAGAGACAATCAAATACAGAATTACTCACTAATTTTGAATTGTTTTCATCTCTTTATGGAAACACAACATTTTTAGATTCTAGTTTTGATATCATGGGTGAAATAGAAGAAGACATTGAAAACAATATTATTGATAGAAATAAACTTATAATTAGAAGTGATTATATCTACCCATATGAATTTACAATCATAGAACATTTTATGAGACCATGGGTTATACGTGAATATAGTCAAGATACATTACCATCTGTAACTGCATATCTTGAAGTAGTGCCGATTACAGATTATGTTGAAAATATGGAAGTCATTAATATTGATAATAGAATATTAACAGGAAATACAACATTCTTAGATGCTACACAAGATATTGATTTTGAATTTGAAATTAAAAACGAAAATTTAATACTTGATAGACATAAAACATTTTCATTAAGTGATATTATAGGACCCTGGACAGATAATACTCTCTTTGGTTTCTATAGACCTTTACAATTAAAGTATTATAATTTAAGTGATATTCCTACTGTAAGAGTTCATTCTGAGCCTGAAATTACATATAATCCAATTGTTCTTGCAAATACAGAAATAGTTTCGTTCACAACATTATATGGAAACACGGCATTTGCGGACGCAACTCATGATGTAACATTTGAATATGGATTTGAAGATGATACTATAATAGTTGATAGAAACAAAACTTTTGCAGAAGATAGAGTCATTAGTAGATGGGTGGATACAAAATTTTCTTTAGATATGATACCTAAGATTTTTGTGGATTTTGAAAGTGAGACTGTACCAACGGCTACTGTACTGAATGAACCAGAAATAACATACAATCCAAAAGTACCTATTGATGTGAATATAGTTCCGTTTACAACATTATACGGTAACACAGCATTTGCAGATGCAACTACAGATATTTACTCTGTAATTGATGAATACGAACATAATCCCAAATTACTTGACAGAAATGTCACATTAAGTTATGAAGATAGAATTACTTCATACTTTAATAATTTTGTTGATGACTATTTACCGTTTAAACTCGTTCCTTATAATTTAGATTATATTCCAACAGTTTCTGTTCTAAATGAATTAGAATTCACATATAATCCTACTTTAGATTTAATACATACTGCAATTACATCAAGTACTACTGTATATGATAAGCAAGCAACTATTTTAGATAATACAATAGCAACAGAAGAAGTTGTTCTTGAATTTGAAAATCTTGTAGAATTTATTTCTGATAAATCTAAAATTGGAAGAAAAGATTTTATTATTAATAAACAAAATGAAATTATTGGTAATTATTTAAATAGTCAAATAGCCGAACACACATATGATACTGTGAAGACTGTAGATGTAGGTTTGACAAACAATGATGAAATAGAATATGTCATTATATCTGATATGGAAGAATTAACTAGTGATGAAATATCTATATTGTATAATGATAAGCATACTTTCATAGATTCTACATCTTTTATGGACTCTACAGAAATTGAATTTTTTAGTGAATCTTATGTCTATAATGAAAATAGTGCAATATCGCTAAATGATAGAATAACAGAATCCTTTTTAGAAAAGCAAATAAGACCAAAAGTTCTTACTAAATTAAGATATGATATTATTAATACAATACCTATTGTATCTCCAAAAACTCAATATTCTATCACAACTGTTGATATACAAGATGGAAAATCTAAATTTAAAGAAACTGTATCAAATATTATTGGTACTGAAAAGATCCTTGATGGTACTATAGAATTAATTCAAAATGAAAATCTAACAAAAATATTTAATGAAATTGAAGATAGAAATTTTTTATTTCAATTAGATAAAAAAGTTGATACTTTTTTAAAAGAAGAAATAACAGAAAAAGTTCCTTTAAAATTAAAATATTATATTTTAGAATCTAATATACCTACAGTTCAAGCAGAATTATTTGCAAAAGAAATTTTTGATTATTCATTTTCAACAACTCCAGATGATATATCTTTAGTAGATTTTGAGAAAATTTTAAGTTTTGATTCAGAAGGAAATATAAATAACACCTTTGGATTTAAAGAGAGTCAAATAAACACTATAAATAATGGAATAACGAATGATAATTTTTTATTAAATACTGTGATTGGACCTTTTACTGATGACTATATAAGATTTGAAATTGAAAAACATTTAAAAAGAAAAGGTGATGATAAACAGACGTATTTACATGCCACATTAAAAATGAATTATACTGTGAGTGAGGTTTATACTTGGAATATTAGTGCGCTAAATACATTTGAAACAGAATATAATGATCCGAACATAAATAGAAAAGAGTTTTTAGAGACTGTACGAATTGAAGTTTAATTAAGAAAATTTAAATAGGAGAAAAAATATGCCCGCACTAGTGCATAATACTTTTCGTGTTAGTAATGCAAAACAATTTAAAGAAAGTTTTGAAGAAAAATCAGAACATGGTGTTGGTGGATATATACGAATAGAAGACATGACTCCTGGACTAGATGGTGATTTGAGTGTCACATCTGCTCCTTCAGTTAATAACCTAAATGCTATACCTTACTATGCATTGGATGACCAAATGTATTTGTTTATAGGTAGAGTATCTCCGTGGAATCCTTCTGATACACCGGATGGTTCTATTGATCCGAATTTAAACGAAAACAATCCTCCATTTCCAGTTGATAGTGTAAAAGATTCACACTTTAATCACTGGGATGATATGATTGCTGCTAAGAAAGTTTCCGATAGCGAAGTATCACACGTTATTAAGCGTGAAAGAACTATAGAGATCCAATCAGGCCTTAGGAACTGGACTTTGGGTACAAGATATGATGGTTACGATGACCGTTCTGCTTTCTTATTTTATGATGACATGTTGGTTCACACTGTGAATAGAAGATTTAGAATTTACAAGTGTTTAAAGCAAGGTGTTGGTAAGTTTAGAAAAGTTGAAAATTTCAATGGTGTTAACGGCAATACTGTTTACCTGTGGGATCACAAATCATATCAAGAACCTTTAAACTTTGTAACTGATGGTGGCATCAGTGAAGATTATATGGTTTTGGGTGATGACGATAATGACGGATATCAATGGAAATATTACTATACTATTGATGCTGGAGAAGCATTAAAATTTGTTACCACTTCTTATATTCCGGTAAGAAGAATACGTAAAGAAAATGGAACAATTGAAAATGATTTCTCAGATCAATATACAATTGAAACAACTGCTATTCCAGGCGGTATCTTAAATGTTACAGTAGATAAGTATGCAGTTGAAACCAATGATTCAACTGTTGAGGGATATGAAATGCAGGGTGGAGATGGATATTATCAATTTGGTTCAAGTTCTGCACAAGTAAATTACGATGATTCTCAAAATTCATTGACATTCCAAATAGTATGGAATACTGTTAACAATTGTGATTTTCCAGATCCAGAAGCAGGAACAAATGCTGGACTAGATTTAAGTTCTAACACTCACTACAATATGTTTAGTTTTGCAAATAATTTAAGTCATGCTGGCGGAACATGGACGGCCACTCCTGATGCAGGACTAGTAGCCATGGGTCATAAAGGATTAGATACTTGGTTAGATTATGGTGTTGTAATTAAATCTTCTACTGATAGTACTCTAAATGGAGATGCATTCAAAAGATATGTATTCCCAATCAGCGGTGTACAATTAACAAGTGGTTCTGACTTTACAGATGGCACAATTGAATTTACAATTGATTCTACAACCATAGAAAGTTTGATAGGAACAAGTGTTACTGGTGTTGCCGGTCTTCCTGCAGCAACACAGATAGTAAATGAGGATGCTGTAGTTGAAATTCATCCAAGAGTAAAAATTGAAGCGAATCATCAAAGTACTACGACAACAGATCCTATTGATGGATTTAATGCATATGGAATTGTTGAACCATTGTTTAATACAACAACACCTGGATATCATAGAGAACGACCGGGTAGAGTACTTGATGTAAGAGTAACAAATCCTGGTAAATATCATTATCGTGTAGATAGTGCTATGGTTACTGGTACTGCAAATAATTATTCTACCGCTACAGTACATGCACATATTCCACCCGTAGGAGGACATGGATTTGATGCTGTAGAAGAATTAGGTGGTCATAATGTTATGATTAATGCTAGATTTGAAGGTACAGAATCTGATGAATTTACAGTTGGTAACGAATTCAGAAAGATTGGTATTCTTAAAAATCCAAGAACCTATTCTTCAGATCAAACAAGACTCTGGATGAATCCAAGTGCATATACAGAATTGTTTAGAGGTTATAAAACTGACCAATGTTATAGAATTAATTTAACATCTGCTTCTTTAGGAAGTTTGAATGGTAATACATTAAACTTTGAACCTGATATGGATGTAGGAATTTATGCAAATTCAACAGGTCTATTAGTTGCTACTGCTAGAATTGTAGATCATGATGTATTCTCTAAGAGAATCCGTGTAATTAAGCCAAGAAAAGATTTTGGTACACTTTTAGCAAGTGGTGATTTTAAAATTAAATCACTAGGTTATCATTCTGCTGATGCTCAAAATGTAGAGGCATTTACTGTTACTACTAATACAGCAAATACACCAGGCATGTTACCTGGTTCTGGTAAAATTCTTTACGTTGAGAACAGAAGTATGGTATCTCGTTCACAAAATCAAACTGAAGACTTGAAGATTAGTATTCAGTTCTGATAGTGCAAACGCTGTTTAAATAAAAAAAGCCGAGGTGTAAAAACCTCGGCTTTTTTGTTATTCACCTGTGAATTATTATTTTACCATAACCGTGCTATACCACTGATTGTCTAGATAAACAGCATCAATATCGTAAGTATTATAAGTGTTTGCTACTTGCATTTCTAAATTACCAGACATATTCATTGAAGAGACTGTATTTCCATTTATCACTATATTGCTTAAAGTATAAGGTGTTGTATTTTGCAACACATGCACTTTTGCATGAACCGTTACACCTTCCAACTCAGACACTCGATTTACTATTAAGAAAAAATCACCATATGGTTTTTTGAAAACAACATTATCAGTTTCATGATAATCAATAGTTGCATTTAAATCATCAGTTAAAACTTCAGAAGCATTTTTACCAGGAGTTTCTGAATATATGATTTCATCATAATCATTAATATTATAATAATAGCTATTGTTTCCATTACTATCTACTTCAGGAGGTAGTAATGTACCTACATCAGATGTTTCATATCCTGCAAAAGTGTTTAGATAACTTAAATGGTCATTTAATGTTAATTCTGATAGAGTAGTTTTTGCTGGATTATAATTAAATGTTGTATTCACATATGCAATCGCATTAGGTCCGTTACCTCCCAACGAAGAAATTATAAATGGTACTGCATTGACATCTCTTTTAAGATATTTTACAACACCTGAAGAGGCATCCAATTTTATGTTATCACCAATCCACAATGTAGCTGAAGATAAAAATAAATCTTTAAACTTATTAGCAGGCGAACCTAGACTGTATATTGAATCTACTGTAGGTACAATATCTCCGGATATGTCTGTTTTACCTAAAGTTTTATTTGTTAATGTTTGAGTGGCTGTATTACCAATTAATTCCTGATTTCCAAAATCAGGAAACACTAGTGTATTTGCAGTTGCTTTATTAACAATATAATTTATCTTTGCATAATCAGAGTCAATATGATCACTTACAACATTACTTGTTGTTATGATTGGATTGCTTATTGCATTTATACTACCATCTTCAATTTTTAATTGAATATTACCATTCGCAAATATTGCAGTTGTTGTAGAAGAAATAGTTTCACCTGCGGGAGATGCTCCTCTATCACCGAATAATATGCCTGTGCTTGTTGCATCTTTTTCATTATATGCTTCAATAGCTGAAGTATAAACATATGGAGTAACAATTGATCCCTGTAATCTCTCAGAAGATGTATTTTGTGAAATAGAGTCTAGATAATTTAAATTATTGACACTTATAAATTGACAAAAAACATTATCAACTTCTATTTCTCTAAAATAAGCAGCAATAGAACCATTAGTCAATCCATTTTCTATTGCTGCTGTTGTAGCAATAGAATAGCTGTTAATATTTGCAGTTGTAAAAGAATCAAAAATTCCATTTACAGTTACACCATTTTCAAGAGTTAATGATGTAAATTTAGAATCAATTGGTATTTGACCATCTGTTAATAAATTGTATACAGCATTCGCAGTAACTAAAGTATTGTCATCAATAGTTGAAAAGTCTGTAGATATAGAATTTATTGATACATTAGGATCACCACCAGGAAATTGAAGTGTATTTGCTGAGAGTGGTACTGAAGGTAATGTCGTATTATTACCTGATATCAAATCATAAATGGCTACTGTTGTTGCTAAAGTATTTTGATTTATATTTGTATTGTTTATTGCACTAACAACATTAGTTACAGTGTTTCCATTTAATATAAATGTTTGTGTTTCTGTACTATTAAACACTGAATTTATAGAAACATCACCATCTGTTATAAGATTATAAATTGCATTTGATGTTACTAAAGTTTCATCATTTATTGTTGAAAAATCTGTGTGAACATTATTAACTACTAAATCATCAAAAATCATTGTTTGCATATCTACTACATTTGCAGTGATATAATTAGCAGTTAGGTTATTTATTGATAGTGTGTTTGTAACATTAATATTATTTGCAATTAATAATACATCAACATTTGCAGTATTTGCGTGTATATCATCAGCAGTTAGGCTTTCGGTAAAATTACCTGTATTCGCTATAAGATTTATTGTATGTGTTCCACTAGTGAGAACATTAAAAATTCTATCGTTAACGGCTTTTGTAGTTGGTAATAAATCATTATTAATAAACATAAAATTGTGTACAATATCCGTCACTTTATTGCCAGATGATAATTCTAAGCTTACACCTTCTAGTGTAGTGATATTATTATCTGGTCCACCAACTAGATTATATACAGCAAGTGCTGTTACTAAACTTGTATCATCAGGTGGTGTATTTGTAAAGTTAGTAACAATTTTATCAATATTAGGACCACTTCCTAATTTTAAGTTATTAAACACTGTATTTAAACTTATTGCTCCATCAGTAAGTAAATTGTATACAGCATTTGTTGTAGCAACAGTATTACTATCAATAGTACTAAAATCATCTGCTATTGCATTAATAACAAGACCGGTACCAAATTGAAGTGTGTCTGTATTAAATGCAATAGGTACAGTTCTGATTCCGTTTAATAAATTATAAACTGCATTTGAAGTTACTAGAGTTTTGTTATCTAATGGACCGAAAGATGTGGAAATAGTATTTACATATAATCCACTTGTTCCAAAAGTTAATGTCTTGGCTTTTACAGGAACAATTACTGAAGTTGCGCCCGAAACTAAATCATATACAGATTTAGTTGTACATAAAGACGTATCATTATTTTGTGTAAAATCTGTTCTGATTTCTTGTATTACAGGTCCAGATTTTAGCTGTAAATCAAAGACTTTTAACTCATTAAATTCTAGCGAACCGTTAGCATCGTATCTTGTTAATGTATTTGGTGTGCCATTTGCTGTTGAATTATTATTTTCAGCTATAACATCATTTATTGTATTCAACCATTCGCCAAATGTATTAGCTAATAATAATTGGGGAATATAACTCATAGTTGCCTAAAAAATTCTTTTGTTTAAATATTTCAAATACGATAGAAGTGTTTTATTTATTTATATCACTCAATATATGAGAGGTGTAAATTATTTTTTTATTTTTTTAAATGTTTTGCTATAACTAAGCTTATCTTGATTATAAAAATTAACTGGTGTCTAATATAAAGCTTCAGGTAATGTGTTATTTTCTTATGCGCCTGTATCTACACCAATCAATGTTTTCTTCATAAGGTAATGCGTAATTGTTTTGAATCATATATTCCGCAATTGATTTACCATCAACATAAACATCAGCAACTACTCTAAAGTATTTTCCTCTTTCCACATTTTTAATTTCAATTGTTGTCGCTTTGTTCATTAGAAAGTTAATGAATTCCTTTGCCTTTTTTGCTAGAACCTTTTCATTTTCACATTTGCCACGTATTTCTGGTGTATCAATACCACGTATTCTTATTGAAAGACCTTTACCAAAAACATCTGGCACATCTGGTATATCAAACTTACAAGTGTCACCATCATAGCAACTTTTGAATATAGGAAATTCTAAATCTTCTGCATATGAAATATTAGTAATTATTAATAAACAAAATACTAAAAATAAACTCAAAAGATGTTTCATTGTTTTTCACTTTTTTTAAATTTTTCGTTTTCGGGGGGTTTTATGATAGTAAATTCATTAGAATTTCTGGCGCCTAATATCATACCTTTAGCATTAGCTTTTATAAGTTTTGTTCTCTCATTGGGACTCATTTGTCTACAAAACTGCATTGCTGCTTCTAAAGCATCATTTTTAGATTTAAACAAATATCCTTCATAAAGTTCATCCTCACTTTCATAAAATAATACTCGCCAACTATTATATTCGTTTAACTTATTTTCACTCATAACTCTTATTACCTACATTAGTTTTTATTGGCATATAATTTCACTTTCGCTTTGATTTTTCTTTATCAAACTCTTTTATACTATTTAAAATTTTATAAACTTTCTTATAGTATCTATCTTTTTCTTTTTCAGGATCTGTAGCTACATCCAGAGCATATAACAACTCACCAAGAACTCTTCTGAAAGTCATAATTTTATCCTCATATCCTTCACCACCAAAGTAACGAATTTCAATACGTTCTGAACCTGCTCTGCGAATAGTTCTATTACTGAATTTGTAGTGAGAGTAATTGATATTGGTATACTTATCAAAAAGCTGTAATGTGCTTACTAATACTGCTATACCTGTTTTCATATTGTTCTTTTTTACTTTTTCATCTAACCATTTTCCTAAAGATTCTGGTGACAAATTTACTGTTTTTGCAGTACGAAAATAATTATCTTTTATTTCTTTTAAAGTACCATCTATAAATTCAGCATCTTTTCTATCTCCAAATAATTTTTTATTATTCACTTGAGATTCATGAGAGAAGACTAAAAATTTTAATGCATCAAACTTTTTCATTCTTTCTGGTGTAAATGATATGTTGATGTGTAATCCACATTGCACATCCCTTACATTGTAATCTGGGTCTGATTCTTCAAATTCATCTGCAGATGCCATTGATTTTGTATTACCAACATTTCTAATGTAGTTGAACATTTTATCAGTTACTTCTAATGCCTCTTGCGGTCTCATCACAGGACTTACCATCTCTATACCACCGAGTGCTGGTGAAATTGATTGGTCAATTACAATTGCCCATCTATTTGCTTTTGCAGTAGCACCATGCTTACTAGATATCAATGGATTCTTGATGAATGGTGGTAAATTTCTTTCTTGCTTATAGAATTTTCTTACGTCTGCAAATGGAACATTCTCATCTGTTTGTGCGTTCAGCAAATCCATAAATTTTTCCAACTTTCTTAGTTGTCTTTTCACTCTGTCAAATACATCTTGTTTATAATTTTGAGGATAATACAACTCTTTAAATCTAGAGCCTGCTTGAGCTACAATGTAGTAGATGTAGTCCGCAACAGTTTTCTCATTTAATCCTTGTCTTTTGAAATATCCTAATAATATCTTACGTTCTCTTGTCTGAAAATCATTTAAAATATCATCATCTGTTATGATTTTATTTCTTTTGTTCTTTTCAACATTACGATTATTATTCAATATGTTTCTATTTTTTTTCTTTGCACCAGTGAGTAAATCAGAAAGTGTACCAAGTAGTAATGTTTCTTCTGCGCTCGGACGATTGCTATCTTCTAAGAATCTTTCATTGTAAAATTCAAATTCAAGACCAACTTTGAAATCATTGTTGCTGAAGACTTGATCTATTTGATTTTTTTTAATACCTTCAGTTAAAAAACTTTTAAATGGTAGCATTTTAATTTAAAAATAATAATGGTGTTTCTGATTTAGTTTTACGTTCTTTTGCATATTGTTCTACTGCTTTTTCACCTAAAAGTAATTTAGTTATTTTTCCTTCTGAATTTTTCATTTCAACAAATGCAGAAATTATATCTACTTTTTTTTCTAAAAATTCTTTAGTAAATAAACTTGCTGAAAATGGATCACATTCAAAAAGATTAAAAAACAATCCTAATGTATTTGTATTATAAACTTCAAGCATTAATGGAGCATGGTTATAAAGCATTATTCTTGCTATAACTTCATCATTATGTATATTAAAATCTTCATGTTCAAATAATTTGTCTATGCCTGCTACTGTATACTTTCTAGATTTGCAAAAATCTAAAACATCATTTACTATGTCTTCATATTCTTGCATTTACTTTCTCGTTTTGGGGGAATATTAAAATTCCCCTACCTTGTGTATTTAGATTAATTTACGGGGGTTGCTTCTATAGAATATCGCTGACCAGCAACTACAATATTATTAAAAGGTTCTCTTTGTACTTTGTGACCATTGTATAATATCCTTTCTTTTTTCTCTTTATCATATTGATTTTTAGCTATAATATAATCTCTAATAAAATCATTTCGGACAATATCTTTTTCTTGAAACGCCACGATTTTAAAACCTTTTGTTTTTTTAGCTATTTCAAAAAAATCTTTAATCCCACTTTCTTCCATATCTAAATCCATTTGTCCAAAATCTCCTGCCAAAATTAAAGCCGAATCCTTTCCTATGCGAGTGACTACGTTATGAATTTCGTTATAAGCTAAATTTTGAATTTCATCAACAAAGATAATTGTATTATCTATAGTTGTTCCTCTTAAAAAAGAAGTAGAACAGAACTCCACTACTCCCTTCTTTTCAAGAATTTCCCAAGCGTCATCTCTTTTAAAAAGTTCTTGCACAATAGATTGATATGGTCTTTTATAAACAGAAATTTTTTCTTCTTCAGTTCCTGGTAAAAAACCAATGTCTCTAGAAGGCACACAAGACCTACATATGAGAACTTTTTTGTATGGAGAATGTGGGTCAAACACTGCTTCTAACCCAAGAAAAATAGATAAAAAAGATTTACCTGTACCCGCCGTTCCCATTGAAATTACATGATGACCATCATAAAAAGAATTGAATAATAAATTTTGAGCATTAGTCATCGGCTCAATTTCTCTTAATTGCAATCCGCGGTTTTGGTTAGAAGTTTGTGTCTTTTTTCTTGACATAAGTAACTCCGTATTGTTTTAACAAGAATTACTCAGGTTTGCTATCACTCACTCAGAATATAAAACCCGAGTGAGCTATTTAATATCTCTCTATTAGAAACCTCCTTTAATTAATCCACATTAATTGTATTTCCAGGAATGTTTCTTTTCATTTCTCTTAACTTATCCCGAAAGCCTTCATCTGGTTTTTTACCAGTTAAAGAAAAATTATCGTAACCGATAGTTGGTGATGAAACTTTTAATTTAAGAGAACAGTTATTTTTTGAACATTCTTCATTAATAGGTTCATGTCTTTTTGAAATTGACATAAAAATTTCAAAATCATTTTCGCAGGTATCACAGTGATAATCATAGCTTGGCATAAGATACTCCATTTTAAATTTTATAAATATAACATAACCAATACATTTATTTATCAAAAAATCTTTTTAGTATTATGAAATCATTTACAACTATTTTAACAGAAGCTAGAAGAAATCCAGAATTGAATGTAAAACAATTTCCTGTTGAGGCATTGTTAAAATATGAGAAGGACCTAGATATTTTTATTTCATTCATATCTAATGCAAAAGAATTTACAGAAACAGGTAAAAGCGGTGAACTATCAGCACAAGTAGGATTGAACACCAAATCAAAATTCAACACTCCGAATGGTGTATACACATATCCTCTAGAAGAAGTTTATTTAATGTATAGTGGTGGTAAAGAATATAAAAGATTTAATGTTCCTTTTGTAAAAGAAAAACCTAAAATAGCTATTCTTAAAAGAAAGGGTAATAAAAATATTAATGATGTTGGTAGAGATTATAAGCAAGCTATGCTAGAAAAGGATGTGAGAAAAATAATTGAGTATGCCTCTAAAAAATTGATGGATGTATTGAATATTAAAAATGAAAAGCTAATGTATTATATGATGTTGTCTGTTATTGAGCATTCAATGAAAGGTGCAAAGGCTGAAAATCGTGGTGCTGAATTTTGGAACATAACTAGAACAGTTTCTGGATTAATTGCACAAGCAAGGAAAGTAAAACAACTTACAGCAACTTCAAAAGAATATGACAAGGATAACACATACAATATGGTTTATACTTTAAAGGATGCTGAAGGTCCAACTAGCTTTAATGCAGAAGTAGACTTAACAGAAAAAGATAAAATAAAAGATTTTTTACCAGATAAAGTTGAATCAGTTCCAGCAGAAATGAAAACTGACCCGTATAAATTTATTAAAAAAGAATCTAGAGATTTTAAATTTGATTTGGTAATAATGAAAGACCCATCACCAAATGAAAAGAAAGGTGCAAAACCAGCGGCTAACGCATGGGCTAATTTGTTGATTAATATTGGATATGATTCTATTAGTGATAGAAGTGGTTATGGAATTATTCATGAGGCAGAGCCTGTACAAGCAGTATTTTTATCCAGAGCAGGTTATAAAGTATTGGATATCATTGATAATAAAACATATGAGGATAAAACACCACATGCAATTGAATATAAGAAACTAGATTCTAAAGAAAAAAAGATTAACTATATTTTAAAAGATATTATTAGGAACAAATACGATCCAATGAAAGAAACTAGGCCTTTGTATGCAAAAGGAAATGTAGCAATGCATACAAGAATGACTACTTTCTATAAAGCATGTAAGGATTACAATGTTAAATTAGACAAAGATGTTCTAGAAGTAGTAATCAAGAAGGAACCAGATGCTGCCGTTGGAATGCATCATTATACTGATGATGCTAAATTTCTAAACTATTTTTATAAGTGGGCATTCATAAAAGAGCCGATGCATGTGCGTGTATTAATGGAACTTGAAAACTCTAAACTAGATGTTGATTCATTTATATTTGCATTAAAGGAAGCTAAAGAAAAGAATACAAGTGTCCGTGACTTAGGTAGATGGGTAAATAGATGGTATGAACTTAAAAAAGAAGTTCCATTGAAACTACAATTAGCTGCAGTTGATATTTGGCCTGGTATGGCAAAATATTTTGGAGATTCTAAAGAATTGGAAGTATTTGAAAAGATATTGAAGAGTGATGAGCCGAGTGGAATCAAAGGATTCTTTATGCATAATTCTACTAAATCAATAACCGATTTTAGTAAAGAACCTAAATTTGAAACAAAAGTTATAGATATAATAGTGAATGATTATTTCAAAGATTTAGGTCCTGGATTCTTTAAAGACTTGGAAAAAGAAACAGAAGAAGTACGAAAGAATAAACTAGATGAACAATTAAACTACATAGCATTTACTGTTTTCAGAAGAAAACTTACCCCGAAAGGTGCAATACATTTAAATAACCGTGTATACAATTTTACATGAAAAACTTTAAACAATTCTTTTTAAATTTGCAAGAGGCACTCACTAAAATTTTAGTTGTCTTTGATATTGACGATACGTTGGTTCACACATCAACAAAAGTTAGAGTAATGAAAGATGGGAAAAAAATAAGGGAACTGAACAGTCATGAGTTCACCAACTATAAACTCAAGGACGGTGAAGAATTTGATTTTGAGAACTTTCGCAATGCAAAAGAATTTTTTGATAATGCAAAACCGATCATTCCTATGATGAAACAATTGAAGAGAGATATCAATCGTGGGAATAAAGTTGTAATGGTTACTGCCAGAGCGGACTTTGATGATAAAGAATTATTTTTAGATACCTTTCGTAAGTACGGAATTGATATGAAAAAAGTTCATGTATACCGTGCCGGTAACATGAAGGGTGGAACTATTGAGGAAAACAAGAAAAAAATCATTCTTTCTCTGATGAACAAGGATACTTACGATAAGGTCATTATGTACGATGATTCAAAAGCAAATCTAAATTCTTTTGTTTCTTTGAAAAAAGATTATCCTAATGCTAAGTTTTATGGTTGGTATGTAAACCCTACTGGCGAAGCATCTGAAGCTCTGAGAGAACAATTTTATGACATTGCTGAAAAATGGACTAAGAAATACAAAAAGTCCATTGACTGTAATAACCCCAAGGGGTTTAGCCAACGTGCACATTGCCAAGGAAAGAAAAAATTAAAATCAGCAAGAAAAATTAGGTGAGTTTTTAATCAAGATTACTTTTTTTATATTCTTTTATCACATTAAATAGTTTAAACAAATTAAAACATACAGTACCGAGTGAAAATGAGGTTGCTCCTAATTTATTATATTTTCTTATATCTTCTATGTTTTCAATACCTCCTCCCGCTATTATATCCGCATCTTTTTTAAAGTACTTTATGATCCTTATTAATCTTTCTATATGAACATAAAGGCCTTTTCCACTCATACCGCCTTTTTCTGTTGGTAATGTATTACAACAATGAAAACTATCAAATCCTTGATTAATTAAACTTACAATAGTTTCTTTTGTTGTTAAAGGTGATAGTTTAGCAATTACCTTTCTATCTCCATTTAAAAACTTATCAATGCCTTGATTATAATCATCAAAATGTTCTATATTAGGACAACTTAAATTTAATTCAATATCTGTATTAAAAGGTATAATATTGTTTAAGATTTCCCAATCTCCGGATTTGATAGCGGCTACAGATAATATATCACCTGTTGACTCATTATATCTTCTCAACCCATATTCTATGCCAGGATTTCTTAATCCTATTGCATTATACCATACACCATCATGGTATCTTAGCGTAGTGGCTATCTGCTTTAATAATCCAGTTCTTTTTTCTACAGTAAAAGAACCTACCACACTTCTAATATTTGCTGTTTTAATATAATTTCCAAAAGGTGCTGCAATATAAAGAGTCATTTTAAATAAGTTCCCATTGGGGATAAACTTTTTCTATAACTTTCTTTTTAATACCGGGATAAGAAATTAAATTTTTATCCTTAACTTCACATAAAAGTTTTGCTTCATTGATATCCAAATTTTCTAATAAATCTATGAATAATTGCTCACGTTTGACTTGAGGAATATGCATTGTATTTTCATTTATAAACAATTCAATTGACTTTCTGTTAGCATATAAAAGAGTAGCATTAAATAAATCTGCTTCTCCCGTTTTTATATAAGGTGGTTCACCATCGGGCAAATTAATTTTTAAATTTTTACTAAATGCTAATTCCAATAGTAAATCAACCATACTATTGCGATTATTTTTTAAAACTTTAACTTTTTCTAGATGTGTTTTAGCATCTGATATTTCTTTAAAGATAATAGGAATTGGTTTCAAAGACATAATTGTTACCTCATAAATCTAAATAATTTTGAATAACACAGAATTTATCAGTAGTGCGATATTCATTGTTTTTAATTTCTATAGGTTCATACCTACGAACCCGAATGTGCTTTTTTAAATTCTTTGCGTCTTTTTCAGTTTTTGCTTTTGCCAAATAAATTGCAGCACTTTCTTGATATCTACCATATACAATAATCTTTTCAGCAGAATCCACATTTGTAAGAAAAGAAGATCTCGCATCAAATCCAGATTTAGACTCCAATCTCAGAATAGTTCGTTTCGCATCAGACACTACATACGCAACTCGCTTGCCTAATAGATGCTTTATTTCTACTGTAGAAAGACCGTAAACTTCATTTTTAAACTTTATATTTTTAATAATTTCAGAAATAGGTTTAAGTTTAATAGCCCGTGTTTTCTTATTTTCTGAAGTTACAATATTTTTAACAGATAGTAACTCTTCTTTTACTTGCTTTAGATTTTTAAAAATTATGTTTAATTGTCTTTTAGTAAGAAAAGAATAACCTTCTTGAAGATCTTCATCGTTTGGAATATTTCGCAAATCTCTTAGATGATCTTGTTCTAAATTTTCAGCTAAAACTTGTGTATTTGATTTACTTAAACCATACATTAAAATAGTAGATTCGGCACTTATAGTGTGTTTACCCTTTGTGTCGTATAATTTATCTATCAGTGTTTCTAAAAAAGAATATGCATCATTTTCTTTATTTTTATTTTTCCTTTCTGCAGAAATTGTTGGTAGAAGTGTGGGCTTTTCAACCTTTCTCTTTTGTAGTTTAATACTCTCAATATAATGATTGAGTTTATCAACATACTCAACAGGAACTTTATTGCCATTTGTAATAATTCTAGCCAACCATCCATATGCCAATGGAATATATGATTGACTATTAATTATTGCTTGCTTCTTTGTTGATTTGACAAATTCACATAAAAAATTTCTAGCATCTTTTTCTGTATAATTAATACGATAATAATTATAATATCTGGCTATATCAAATTCAGAAAGTTGTTCAACAGAATGGGGTTCCATTGAAATGATAGAGTGTTTTCGCCTTTTTTTCATAATAAACCTTTTTTTTAATCAAGATGAGTTAATGAGGCTTTCCAATTATCAACTACACAATTTTTTGCTAAAATCATAAAATTAGTTTTTGTTTCAAAAATCCCTTCACCTACAATGTTATCAACTAGAAAAGGTTTTTCATCAAAAACACAAAAATCACCATTCTCATCAACAGCATGATATTTTGCCCATTCTGGCATATCAAAATCTAACTCAACTTTCTTTTTCATCTTCAGACTCCATATAATAATATTCTTTTGTATTCAATAATATATTAACTTCATTTGTATTTCCATTTACATAAGTTAATTTAAGATATTGTCTATCCAACAATTCTTGAGAGATTGTTCTGGTCATATGGTGAACTCCCTCTTTGGTAATGTATGACTGCACAAAAGACCATGTGCTATCTTCTCTCCACATAGAAAATAATATATATAATCCACCAACACCACCATTTTTATTATTTTCTTCACAGTTCGCAACTTCAAAAACTAATTCTTTAAGTTTCTCTACTTTCATAAAAACATCTCTTTCATATTATAAAAATCTTTTAATCAATATTTAAATTTATCATATGGATGGTCACGCAAATCTCTCATACGAAATCCGTATAAAACTTTTGGTGTCTGATTTAGATTATTGGCTTTAAATATTAATAAAAAGTGTTTTTGTGCAAATTTAGTTATCCATTCTTTGTCTCTCATTATATATTTTGATGCTGCCAATTGTTCTGGATATGTAGAATATGTACCGCCAGCAGATACTGTAATTAAATCCTTATTAATGTTAAAAGCATCATATCCTAATTGTGCATCATACAATAGTTGATCATTTAAAAAGGTATAACCATCAGTACCAACCTGATTTACGGTGTCACCATTGGAATCAGTATATGTTCTTCTTGAAAAAACTATTTCTTCGTTTGAAAAAACTTGTAATTTTTCTCTTGCAGAATATTTTTCATAAACATACTTGTCTAGACCAGTAGAAGTTATTTCTCCTAACACAAAAGAAAGTTGAAATATGTATTGCGATGTGTGGTCAAACAAATACATTCTCATTCTATCTTTAATAAAATATGTATTTTGCTCTTTAGCAAAAACAGTTGGAAATGTTAAACGACTCATTTTTTCTCTTTAAAATTTATTAAAATATTTTCTGGTTTGTTAAGTTGATTAACCCAAATGCTTTTTCTTGGGTTAATGTTCATATTTCCAGTTCGTTCAGCATTCAATAAACTACAGTTAGTATAATGTTTTTTAAACAATGGAACATCACCTTCATTTTTTCTTGTTAATTCAAATTGAAATTCAGCTTGCTGATTTTCTTCACGATAACTATCCATAATACAAGAACATACATATCCAGCATTTTCCGCAGCTATATTTCTTGGTACACCTTCGCTGGATAATTTCATCATAATCATATTAATACAGAATGACATAAATTGACCAATCATTACTGTAGGATAATTGACATTTGGTTGAACTCCTTTTTGAATTTCTTGCTGCTGTATTACAGGAGGATTAGTATCAAAAAGAAGCGGGTCTGCTTGAATTGATGTTATGCTAGATAATAAAAACGCACCACAAACAAATGCCGCTAGAAATTTTTTCATTTAAATTCTCTGAATAAGTTTTACATTTTTTTATATTTATCATATTATTACCAATAAATTATGCGGCTTCTGGAATAACTGTATTTGCGGACTTCTCAACACTGAACAATCGCTGAGAAAGTCCAAGTTCCAATTTTCTTTTTGCACGGGTGACCGCAACGTAAAAGAGATTTTTCTCCATCACAGGAGCATCTTTGAATTCAATGGCAACTCTTGTTCTTCTACCCATTTCATCAACATCAGACTTGTAGAACACCATTTCTGCATCATCAGCAATACGCACACTATTCCACTCTTTACCTTTTGATTTGTGCATAGTGGTGATGACTACAGCATCAGCAGGAACTTTGCGCTGAGAATCTTTGATTTGCTGAATGATGTTTAATGCATTGTCAAAACCTCCCATCTTGTCAATTACACGCAAGGAAGTTTTCCACTCTCTATTTAGCAAATCCTCTTCCAACTCTTTGTTGAATTCTTCAATTGAGCGCAATCCTTTGAGGTCAGGATGTCGTACATCGTATGTTCTGCCATCTGAAAGAGAAACCAAATCCTCAATCATGCGGAATCCTTCGTTGTCAACTCCACCTTCAAGAGAAAATGAAACACCTTGATCCAACATTGAGATTGCTTCTGTCAAACAACCCATATTGGTGCGGCACAGTACAGCGGAAGTATTCTCTTCTTCCACACCTTCAAAACCTTTGATGCGCAGGTCTGTCATATGCTGCAGCAATTCATTTGCCTTGTCTGCAATCTCTGGCAAGAAGCGGAATGATTGTGTCAGAGTGTAGGTAGCTTCTGAAGGCATTTCTTTCAGGTAGTCTGCTGCACCACGGAACTGGTAGATTGCTTGGTTGTTGTCACCTACAGCAATCACACGGGCAGTTACACGGGAAATAATATCCGAAAATACTGGATTTACATCTTGTGATTCATCAGAAAGAACAACGTCTTCTGTAACAGGGATTTCATTGTAGTGCATTTGAACCAACTTGACATATACATCATGCAGCATAACATCACTGTTGAAGTCAAAAGAAGAGAACAAACGTTGTGCAATTTGTACTGCACGTTTTTTGCGCTTGTCGGTTTCTTGAAGAATTTTATCTTCAGTCATGTTGGTGTAGCGGCGGATGTTGTTGTAGATTTTTTCTTCAACATCCTTGGGTACATGCTTCATAGCAATTGTGGTATCACGGGAAACCATGAAACGTGTCATGACTTGAAATGCATGGTATGCAAGGAACTTGTCATTGCCAGTCAGATTGAGGCGGGCGATGATATCCTTGACGGACATGTAGCCTTTGATGTTGTTGCAGTTAAGACCTGCACCTCTTGCAAGCTCAAGAGCAAAACCATTTTGAGTCTTGACTTTGAGGTTGCTCATGCCTTTGGCACGGGCCTTGCGCTCAACTTCTTCCTTAACGTCACGATTGAAAGCAATGTAGAGGAAAGTTTGGGTTGGATTCTGCTGTACCAATTCCAAGAGTGTGGAGGTCTTACCTGTTCCTGCAAGAGCAAGAACTTTGATGTTGCCTTCTACAGTGTTGAATCCATTTAGGATTGCTTGTTGTTCTGCTGTAGGGGTCATGATGCCTCTTGTCTAGTGTGGAGAGTTGTCTCACTCAATAGAAATAGTATAGCAGACTGAGGGAAAATGTCAAGGGATATTCCTGTATTTACCAGGAATATCCGAGATTAGTTTAGAAGATTAGGTAGAAGGTTCTTGACTTTCTCATGCCTTTCAAGCACATCTTCATAAGTCAACCAACCAGCAACATAATCACCTTCATCTGTGATGCCTTCTACTTCTCTACCTACTCTTTTGTAGAATACGGCAATCTCATACAGACCTGCTTTTCCGCCATATGACATGTTATGTCGGATAGTAGAAATAGAATATCCGTTATCAAAGTCTTTCCAGCATCTAATCGCTGAACCGTCTTCTAATTCAAAACCACTGATAACTTCTAGTTGTCGACCGAATGGATGTTCTTCAGACATTGAAATCTCCTAAAGAGTTGTGGCGACCTGTACCGGACTTGAACCGGTGACCTCTTGCGTGACAGGCAAGCGTTCTAACCAACTGAACTAACAGGCCAAAGTATAGCAGATTGCGGGGAAATGTCAAGGGATTTTTTTAAATAAATTAATGTCTTGTCATAAATGCTGCTATATTTTTTATATTTTGTTCACGTTGAAGCTCATCAGTATCTACTATACTTTCAATATAATCAGCAAATTCAAAAAGCGGAGGTTCATCAAAAGTTAATAAACCTTTGTAACCAAGAGTTGATTTTACAATATATTTGTTATTGAAAAATGATATGTATTGAAGCATTTCTCTTAATTTATGAAGAGCATCTACAGGATTATCTATAAATCGTTCATTAAAATCTGAGTGTAATGATATTAATCGAGAATCTTTCAATTTATATCTATGCTGTACTGTTTTACAATTTGGACATACATTTGCAATATATATACGTGAAGATTCTTTTGAAACTGGTCTATACTCTAATGTTTTAGGTATTTTTTTAGTTTGTTCAACTATATCTTCAGAGTCTTTTTGAGTTAATTGTTTAGAAAATTCCCTATCAATAAATCTATCTATATTAATAACACCACTTGAAAATAAACAATCATATTCCCAAGCAAAAACGGGAATTATCTCATTACAGTCATTTTTCCAGCATTGAGTAAGTCCTACTTTAAAATACCCACCAGTTCCATCTATATCAACATAACTTAAATCAATATCATATTTATTTAAAGTTTTTAAAATTAAACGTTTTGTCTTAATATAATTAAGATTATTGTCTATAGTTTTAATTATTGATAAATCTGCATCTTGTTGTATTATATCTTCCGTTTTAATTTCAAAATACATTATATTATTGTCATTATAAAATGCTCTTTTATGGTCTTCCATAGCATGAGTATGCAGAATTTCTATAGCTAATAAAGTATTGTCGCTCAAAGTAACAACCAAATCTGCTACAACTGAAGTAAATGAACCTTCCTCTTTTACATTTATAAATTCTCCCGGTTTAAATACAATATTTTTATATTCACCGTTTGTAAAAGATAATGATTCTTTATTGTCTATATTACCTTTAATTAATGAAATTAAAATTTCTTTGGCGTATGCATGATACATAGATTCGGACAAAGAATCGACAGTAACTTTAGTTCTAAAATGCGGTCGTTTTACTTTTCCTTTATTTAAAATAAATTCTATAGATTTATTTTTATCAAAATAAAATTTTCCTTCCTTTTTAGCATTATTAACATGAACTAAATGTAAATTTTCATTGTACGCAAAGGGAAATTTAACTTCTGCTAGATTCATATCTATACTCTATTTAAAATTAAAGAGTGGTGCGCCTGATAGGAATTGAACCTATAACCTACGGATTAGAAGTCCGTTGCTCTATCCTGTTGAGCTACAGGCGCCTAAAATTATTTAAATTTAATATCTTTTTCTTTGATAAGTTCAACAACTTCTTGAAATTGTTTTGTAACCGTTTCTAGATTATTAACGAATTCACGCATCATTCTAATTTGCTGGTCTTGATAAAACTTAATGGTTTCTAAATGATAAGATGTCATAATTACCTTATAAAAAATATTCTTTAATATGCTGGGCTAAAGTCATTGCAACTGTACCTAATAGAAAAACATTTAAAACAACTAAACTTCTGTCATTCCATTGTGCTGCAACAATAGCCCATAAAAATAAACCAATCAAACTAAAAATATAGTTCATTGGAAGTAATGCTAAATTAGTAAGTAATGTACCAACAATGAGAAACGCATTACCAATCCATTTTGCCCAATAGGTCCAATCATCAACAGGAGTTACAATTTTTGTGATTTGCGGTTCATTCTCAACAATTTCATCTACTACGGAACTATCATATGAAATTGCAGTTACTTCTTTTTTTTCAAGAAAAGGTTCATTGAACTTTAAATCTTCATTATTTGTATTATTTTCCATTAATTACATAATAAATATATTTTTTTTAAATGTGGTACGGGGTGGAAGAATTGAACTTCATTGGCACCGCCACTCTGTTTTGCCGCATGTATATAAGACATGTGAATGGAACACCCCGCATATCTCTTTAGCTTACCATATCAGCAAATTCATCAAACCTTTTTCCGAATTTATCTTTATAATAATTCAACATATTTTGTTCTTTTCTTGCAATAACTTCAGCAGATTCCTTTTTTTCAGTTGCTTTCTTTTTCATCACTTCAATTTGCGAAAGCATTTTACGTACAACTTTCTTTTGTTTAGCATTAGCCATAATTACTCCATAAGGTTTGGCTCCTGATGCTGGACTCGAACCAGCGACCCAATGATTAACAGTCATTTGCTCTACCAACTGAGCTAATCAGGAGTATTTTAAAATAAAGATTTTAAATCAAACTCTTTAGTATTATCATATACTAAAGAAATACATTGTTGTGAACCTCGCATGTATGATTTGAGTTTACCACTATAAAAATCTACTCTATCTTGATTTTTTAATAATTGCTTTTTATTAAAAGTAGTTGCATAATAATTTTTAGATTTACTAATAATCCAATCATCTTTTTGTAAACTTAATCCAGCTATAAAAAATGATGGGACATTATTTTCATTCAATTTCCATGAAACAAAAATGAAATATCCACCTCGCTTAGAGTATTCTCCACCTCTCCAAGAATCACCAGATGTTGTTTTAATCTCAACAGGCTCACCATTCAAACGAATATCTGGCTCACTATCAACTTTTGGAGCAATCGCACCTTCAATCATTTCTTCCATCACTGTCTCAAGCAAACCAGAAATATCTTCAGATTTCTGCTTATCAGATTTTCTTAACTTCTTTTTGTCGTAAAAATCAAATAATTCCTTTACCTCATCTGTCAGTCTATCTATGATTTGCTTTGTAATCATGGTAGCTTTTTAACTAAAATTTTTCTTAGCGGTGAATATTCATCTATCATATCAAAACTATCTGAAAAGTCAAGGATTTTTTTATACAAGCTCAAAATGTGGAGCATCTATAAAAGGTCTTCTTCCTTCTGCTCTACGAATGTCTATATACGCATTCATAGCTTCCTCTGCTGTTCCTTCCCAATTTCGCAAATCACTGACAGTCCATGCAGCACCCCAGCGAATCGGAGTTCCGAGTTCTTCTGCAGCGCCTTTCACAGCATCTGCAATTTCATCATATACATTTAATTCCCAACATCCTCTTCCGCCAACATATGCCATTAAGTCTACAGCATTGCCAGTGAGGTGTTTTGATTTCATTGTTTGTGATGCACCTTTTTCTACAAGTGCCTTCTGTTGTTCTTCTGTTCGTAAACCTTCAATAACTCCGAAGTCTACTGTTGTTAACTCAATTGCTCTTTTAACAACATCTACTAATTCAGGTTTTACACCTTCTAGTTTGTCTAATGACCGCTGTGATAGTTTAAACATTTATTATTCTCCTATAAATTGTGAACAATACCTTCGTACATTTTCATGTATATTCTCATAATTAGTTTTACATAATTTTACGAAATTATCATGATGAAATTTAGAATACTCATTTTCAACATTCCAACTGCCGTAAAATAGTAACAACCACATTGCATAAAAAATAACAAAAAATGTAAAAGTTCTTCTATAGTAATGCAAATTTTTCATATAAATTATTTGGTGTAGTATATAAAAATACTTTACCTGGAAGTGTATTGTTTTTCCAAGCAATATCCCCTACACATTTCATACCATTCCTTTCATAAAAATTAATAGCTTTAGTGTTATTGCTTCTTACAGTTAAAAACAATTTATCATCTAATTCATTTAAAAACTTTTTAAATATTTGTGTTGCTCTTCCATCTCTATATTTTGTTACTATTTGATGTAGTATAAAATTACCTTTTAAAGCATGTATGTTGCCTAATCGTGTTTTTTTCAAATACTTATTATATATTATAATAACATCATTTTCATATATAACATTACCTTTTTCAAGGTTTCTATCTATGTAGTCTTTTCTGATGTGGGGAAATATATCACGATAAAGATAAAATATTTTAATTATATCAGATGCATCATTTAGAGATGCTCGGTTCAAAGAGTCCATGGCCTTTTGCGTGTATATGAGAAAACGGAGTTTCACGATTTAACATATAATATTCATATCTTGTCATTCCGAATTCATTGATTGCGTGTAAAACATGTTCATAGTCAAATGATTTACATGAATATAAATCAAATTGTAAATAACATGGTGGTTTCTCATCCCATATGTGTAATGTTGTTGAACTTGTTGTAAGTGCGGCAATTGCCGTAATTCCACGATTATTTTCTTTGTCACAATAAACCGCTTTAGGTTCTATTAAAGTGACCATACCAACACTTTTAATTAAACGTGACATCCAATCTTCAACAAAAGATATATCTTGTAGTTTAGGAGTACCTGCTACTTCTGCTCTAACTATAAAGTGTTTATGTTCTAATTCCATTACACACCAGTTGAACCAAAGCCACCTTTACGATTGCGTTCTTCCGGTGGCACTACGTATTCATTGATGAGTGTTGGTATATTTTTAACTAGTTCACCTTGACAAATTCTCATTCCATCTGTCACTTCAAAAGGAACTAATGATGTATTTTCAATTAAAACAAATGTTTCTTGTACATAATCAGAATCAATAACGGCTTCCTGATTAACTAAAACAATACCATTTTTTAAAGCTAAACCAGATCTTGCATGTAGGCGTACACTGTATCCTTGGGGAATATCAAAAATGATTCCAGTTGGAATCATAGCACGATGACCATTATAAATTGTTATGCAATCAGAACGTACAAGTACTTTAGCATAGTCTTGAAAGTTACTGCTATATACTTTAACTGTTGACTCATCTGGTAAAGAAGCATACACATCAAAACATGCTGAACCATCTGTAGCAAAAGTAGGTAACATGGCATGTTCATATATTCTATAAACACCTAACTTAACAGGTTCATTATTATCATTCACTACTCTCCAGTTTTCCATAATTAACCTTTATTCAATTTTAATGGACTATTTTTATCATATAGACAATGATTAGAAAGTATTTCTACTTTTTGTTCTTTTGATAATTTTTCATTTTTAATGACTTCTACAAATTCATTTATAAATTTTTTTCTATTAAAAGATTTAGTATGAATATTTTCTTTATCTTTTAGGTGTTTAAAACCTACCACCTTTTCCATAATTAACCTTTATTCAATTTTAATGGACTATTTTTATCATATAGACAATGATTATATAATAATTTATCTATTTGTTCTTCACTCAAACCTTTATTATCCATTAAATTCATAAATTCTTTTATGAATTTTTTTGTGTTGAAAGAACTAACAATTAATTTAATGTTAGTTCTTTTTTTGAATGCTGTCATTTTTTTCATAATAAATCACTAGTAAATGGTATTAATTTTTAGAACCAACTTGGTACTTAGCTACCAATTCCCATTGAATCTTTTCTTTATGTGGAATTATTTTTATTTGAGAAATTGGAACCAAAGGTTCTTCTACTTGATTTAAATCTTTAATTTCAACTAAATTCCAATCATGAAGTAATTTAGCAATTGTGTTTCTTCTAGCTAAATCTGATTCAGTAAAGTTACTTTCTTTACCATCTAATTTAAAAAGTTCTTTAAAAGATAAAATTACATATCTTCCACGTTTATGTAGTATATGGCAAGATTGGTATAATTTTTTTTCTTTTTTAGAAGCTATTCCAATTCTAGTTAATGTTTCTCTAACTTTTAAAAAATCATCTTGACTTTTTAAATCTACTTCCACTCCAACGCCACGAAATATATCTTCGTTCATAGTATCTTCGGATAACATAAAATCTCCTTAATAATTTATTTTAACATATAATTCTCATCAAATATATTTATATTTTTTTATTTTTCTGTAACACCATAAGTTAGTGATTTTTCTATGTCTTTTAATTCACTATCGGATAGTATATCCAGAAACTCCGCAGCTTTTTTAAGAGAAACATTATAAAACTTGCTAACAAGTTCTATTTTATCTTGGTCACGTTTCATCCACTCAGCGAATCTTTTTCTTTTACTAATACTATAATAGTAAAAGTCATACTCCATTTTATCACTAAGTGCAGGATAAAGATTCATCTCTTTTACAAAAAAAATACAATCTTGATAACTGGCAATAGCCTTGTTAACTATATATGATGAGTAATTTTCTAAATTATCTCCGAGATATTGTTCTTTAGTATTAATTGATTTTACATACTCAAACAAATTTATTTTCTTGGGCGGTTCTAATTCATATTCAACTTCTTCATGGTTCTCTAAACCAAAAACATTTGTTGACATATTACCTCACTTAAATTGTATAGGTAATGTCATTAGTTCAACCATACAAGCTAATGTATGTATTTCTTTATCTACAGCAAATGTAGATTCAAATCCATACTTAGAAAGTATTAATATAATATCGGGAATACATTCTGGTTTAGCATTTTTTAGAAGTTCTTCGTAGAGAGAACGATAAAGTTCTTGCTCAGTACCATGCCAATTTTCAAGTATGAATTTTCTTATTAACTGAAATTTTTTATTTTCAATAGCCTCTAATAAGTTTTCAATACTTTCATTTTGAACATTTGATAAAATATTATTTGATAATTCTCCACTTGCACTATATCTTTGGAGTTCATTTATACATCTGCGAAAATCCGGAAAGAAATGCACAATTGCATGTTGAATTAATTTTTTATCGTAAGATACGTTTTCACTGTCAAGAATATGACACACTCTTAGATAAAACTCACCAGCAAGTTTGGGTTTTTCTTCTTTTGGAAATTTAAATTCAATTACTGCACATCTTGATTGAAGTGGTGCAATAATTCTTTGTGCTTGATTTGCAGTCATAACAAATGAACAGTTTGAAGAAAACTTTTCAAAAAAGTTTCTCAAAGCGTTTTGACTTAAATCAGGAAGATGGTCTGCCTCATCAAGAATTAACATTTTTCTTCTGCCATCAACAGACATAGCAGAACAGAAATCTGTCATTTTTGTACGAATAATATCAATACTTCTTTCTTCAGAAGCATTGATCATCATTACTTCTAGGTTTAATTGATGAGCTATAGCGAGAGCGGCACTAGTCTTACCAGTACCGCCTGATTGCGAATGAAATAAAAAATTAGGCAAACTACCTTGTTCAACAAAAGATATTAAAGTATTTTTAATATCTTCTGGTAAAATTAAATCATTAACACTTTTAGGGCGATACTTCTGTACCCATAAAAATTCATCACGTACAATCATAATAATACCATTATATAAATTTATGCATTTACACTCTATTAATTATTCATTCATTTTTTTGTATGGCATCTGCATACTCCAGGTTTAAAGACATTTGTTTATTTTTAGGTAGTTCAAAATATAACTCCATTTAAATATTTTTCAAATTCTTCTTTGTATTCTCAACGGCAGTCCGATGCCTTTCAATTTTTTGCTCATATTTTTTCAAAGTATCCTTGTCTTTAGTCTCTTTCATAAGAGTCACATAGTCTGCAATATTCTTTTCAAGTCGCTCAATTGCTCCTTTTCTACGAATTCCTTTTGCAAACCTATTATTACTTCTCATAACAACTCCATTATAACAAATTATTCTTTAGTTGTCAACACATTTTTTGACAGGTAAATGCCAGCACCAAAACCCAATCCAAGTCCGATAGCAAATAAAATCATTGAAGTCATGTTTCATTCTCTACTTGTTTTATGGTAGAAAATATTCCATCATACAAATAAAAAACATCCTCTGTTTTTGCACGTTCTTCAGCAATATTTCTTTTATGAAAAGCTTTTGCTACACGATTTAACATTACTTTTGGAATTTGATATTGCTTTGATAAATCACCTAAAGCATCTTTAATAAAATCTTTTTCTGAATCAATTCTTGTCATACAATCAGAAACTTCTTTTAACACTCTTTGAATTGCCTTAATATCTGCTTCTGCTGATGGTAATACAACAGATGTTAAACTATTAGGTTGATTGCTGCTCATACTATTAACTCCTTGATAATTTTAAATATTTAAATAATGCTCTAAATTTATAAACATAATCTTTGGTTTCTTTAGGTAATTTCAATTTCTCAATATTAGAAGTTTTATGTTTTACAATTTGACTTTTCAAAAAAGTTGGGCCTACATTATATGCCGCAAGAACTAATTCCCAACTATCAAATCTGTCTTTTAAAAATAATAAATATTTTGCTGCAGCAACTGTAGATTTTTTCCAGTTATATCTTTCATCTGTGAAAAAACCTTCTCTTAGTCCAATATGTCTGGCAGTAATATCATTGATTTGCCACATTCCTAATGCACCTTGAGAAGATTTAGCATAGGGGTTAAAACAACTTTCAATAACAGGAATAAAAATTAATTTATTTGGTAAATTATATTTCAAAAATATAGATTTTATAAAGTCAAAATATTGTTTTTTATTCGCCTTTAGTATGCAATATTTTACACTTCTTTCAAATCTTGAGTTATCATAAAACATGTTAGATGTTTTTTCATTTGCACTTATGGTAATAGAGGATATCATAAGTACACTCAAGCTTATAATCGTGTTTTTCATATTACATGATAATAGAGGATGCATCTGTTGTTGCAATATCAATACCTGAAGTTGCTTTAACATACATAGCTTCTACTTCTGATTTAGTCTTAACAATTGTAACAACGTGACTTGTTTTAATTGTTACCGATTCTGTTGAACCTGTGTTTATCCAAGGCATAACTCCAATACCCTGCTGTGTTTGTATTAACACAAAAGGTTGTTTTAGTTCTATAATGCCGGATTGGTTTAAAAAATTTTGACCTTCATCTATTTTAGCAATAATTTCTTCACCTGTAGAAAGTTTACAGGAACAAACATTATAAGACATATTAATCCTATTCAAAAGTTACGGGTTGTTGAAGTGCTACAAAAAATTTATAATCACGATTTTTTGATGTAAACTGTGCTCCGCCCTTTGCAGCAATTCTCACTTCATAATCATCACTCAACATTTTTAATTTAGAAACTTCAAATACAGCAGAAAATGATTGTCCGGATGTATTTGATTGTTCAATTTTTCTACGATGTCTTTCAGAAGAATTATTACTATTATTTGTAATGGTTTCAGAAACCATATAGATATCAGTTTCATCACCTTCAAAAACTAAATTAGTAAAACCATTAATAGCGGCAGATTTTTTACCATACTCTAATAATGACTCACTAATTGTAAATACAATATCTGGTTTTTCAATTACATACTTTTTATTTCTATCTAATTCTTCTACAAGTTTGGCATCACAAAAGCGAATGTCTTGGCTTGTTTTATCTGATTTAATTACCAGATATTGTTTATCTTCTGGAAATTCTAAAACTGTATCTCCTGTAGATGAAACTAAAGAGTACACAGAAATAAAATGATTTAAATCAAAGATACAAAACTCTTTTGGAAAATCCTCATCAAAGGAGGCAAATGCAAATAAATTTCCAGAATTGGCAACTGTACTTTGCATTGCTCCTTCATAGATATGAATTGATTCATTGATTGAAGCAAAGTTAGATAAGAACAATAGGTCTGATTTTGAAAGTTTCATCATAATTAATACTCCTCTTTTGAGATCACAATTTCAATTAAAATACCAGCCGAACCTTTAGAAATTTCGTAAGTACTCCAACGATTATCTTGGAGAAAACCATATTTCTTAAAACTAAAAACTGGAACACACTCATCTTCAAATACACAATCTAATGTGTTTGTCTCATAATCTATTCCAAGATTATACATACTTTCAATTAATTCTTGATTATTTTTAAACCGTCCTAATAATTCATGTGGTTGAATATATATCAACATTATACCATATAATTTTAAAAAAGTAAAGTTTTTTTTAACCTTTAATATCAATTGTAGGAATTTCTTGTTGTCTTGTACTCACTTGTTCCATTGCAGCAAGTGCTTGTACAGAACCACGATATACGTAAGTTCCTACATGACTCAATTGCATCCAAGGACATGCCCAGATTTTAGTTCCTGCTTTACGTGACATTTGACAAAAGAAATAATCTTCAGAAAGAAGACGATTAGTTTCACCACCAGTTGTATCTGGTCTGTCGAAGTCTACATGAAAATATGCAGTAATATTTTTTGAACCATTAAAATCTTTTGAATGATTATGGTCTGGTCTATATTCATAATTAGGATATGCATTACGATATGTTTCTAGTGCAGTTTTACTAATCATCATAAAACCAGTTCCGATTTCTAAAACTTCTACAGGCTTAAAAATTTCAATTTCACCTCTATGTGCGGGATTAAAAACGAAATCCCCACCAAATTCTGATAATTTATTAGGATCATCTAAAAATCCGGGAACCTTTGCTGCCTTATCTACTCTCGGCCAAAGAATATGTTTTTTAGGATAAAGTCCACCAATGACTTGATGGTCTTCATCTGAAAGATGTAATAAATGTAATACATCTCTTGGATCAAAAACAATATCAGCATCAATAAACATCATATGAGTGAAATCGGAAATTTCAAAATAATGCGTGAGATAGTTTCTGGCTCTCTGAATCAAACTTTCATTCATAATAAATTTACACTGAAGTTTAATTCCGAAATAAGAACAAAGAGTGTTGAGGTCAATTAGGCGAGATGCTGTTTCAGCTACCATCATTCCACCATAACAAGGCATACAAACCATCAAACTTTTACCTTCAAAGTCTTTAGGTTCTAATTGTGTTTTCATACCTGGGGACACATTACCAGTATTTTCTGCTTCAGCCATTAATATACTCCAAAATAAATTAATAAAATAGTAGAGAACACTTACACTACCACTGTTTCTCTACTATTTAGGATGTTTTAAGAAGCGGAATCAAAAATATTCCACAATTTTTCAATTAAAAGTTTTCGTTGATAAATCAAATCGGCTTGCAAAACTCTATCATAAGATTGCTCTAATTCTGTATATTCTTCCAAAGTTTCAAGATATAATTTGAACAACTTATGCCTTTCATCATAATCAGCAGAATCTAATAAATAATGTTGTTTTTCTTTCTCATCAAAAACTTCATCTATAAGTTGGTCTAATGTTACTAGGTTTTCCTTTTCAATTGGTTGATGATTAGGGTCAACAACAGTTTCATCAATCTTTTTATAAAGTGATAAGAAGGAATCTCGCACTTCTTCATCAAATCTAGAGATTGCGTATTGAATAGCTTTTTCTTTATCGTTCAATACGGAATAAATGTCCAAAATATGAAACAATCTCCGTGTTGTTACAAGTTCATCAATTGCACCATCTTTGTAAGATTTGCGAGTGACTTCTGCCCATTGCGCAAGTTTATTTGTATAATCCTTATCATCAATATTGATATTGTATACTTCAATGTACTTATCCAACATCTTGATTTCTTTAGCTTTTGGTGGATAGTCATGGTCAATACACATTACAAATCGCTCAAGAAATGCGGTGTTTTGAATGTTAGTTCCGATGTAACGTCCAGATTCAGAACCATTCCCCTTTGTATTGTCAGTTGCAATAATATTGAATCCTTTTGCCGGAATAACACGTTCACCAGTTTTCTTGATTAGAAATGGCTTGCCTTCTAGAATACCTTGCAATGCCAACATCCGTGCTGGATTGCCAGCAAAGATTTCATCTAGTAATACAATGCCACCAACTTTAGCGGCTTCCACTAGTGGGGAGTCCTCCCATACTGTTTCACCATTGATCAAATTATAGTGACCAAGAATATCCATCTCATCTGTTTCAACAGTAATATTCATACGATAGAAATTACGCTTGTTTTTGGCACAAGCTTGCTCTACCATTTTAGTCTTGCCATTACCAGAATCGCCAGTAATTACGACAGGCATGAAACGTTTGGATGCAATTACGGCATCTACTACGCCGAAGTCTCCAAAAGCAACAAAGCAAGGGTCTTTTTCAGGTATATAACCTTTACTCACCTCTTCTTGTTTAGGCCGAAAATTTACAACTTTTTCTTTAACAGGTGGGGTCTTTTTCAATACAGTCTCCAATTTATAAACACCATGAGAAATTTTCTCTGCTTTTCGCAACACAGGACCATGTTTGATTCCAAGTTCTTTAGCAGCAACAACAATCTCTTTGCGAGTAGCAACGTCATTATTCAGGTGTTCACGTACAAGTTCAATCTCACGGCTCATAATAATCTCCTTGATTATAGGGGAAATCCACAACACTGAAATAGTATATCAGTGTTGTGGAGAAATGTCAAGCAGAAATTTTCTGTTTATCGGAAATAATATCAACAATTCTGGAAGCAAGGAACTTCCGTTTTGCTTTTTGAGAAGAATTTTTCACAAGTGCATTCTTCAATTGTTTGGTAGTATATTTACCATCCTTAGTTTGAGTGATATCATCAAAATAATCACGTTCTTCATCTAGATTAGAAACATCGTAATAGTAATTACGATTGTATGATTCTTCACAGATTACATTTGTGTTCACTGCAAAGATTTTGTCATAGCCATTTTCAATTACTGCAAAACCATTCTTGCGATAATCAGCGGAGATTTTTTCAATTTTTTCAAAATCATCAGTGTTATACATTGACATGATGGTTTTTTTGAAAGAGTTGTTGTTATTAGGTAGCAACTCAATGCTAATAACATTCGCACCGGTTTCTTGTTTCAATACTTTAGCAAATGTACGTGTACGTTCTCTGCTCTTTGAATGGCCATATCCACCATCTTTCATTTCTGGCATTGTTAAATCATAGATCTTATCTGAATACAGTGAACGTAAGAAAATTGTGTTATCACCCCGTCTATTAGATGCTGTACCATTTCTTCCAAAAATTGTATGTAATTTATCAATTTCAATAGAGTCCTCAGTATAAGTTTCGGAATTTTTCTTCGGATGACAATTTTGTTTGTATGTCTTTGAATCGCTAACCTTTGCTGGGGATTGAATAAAATCACTATCACCATCTGTAATGGTAATGAAGTTCATGATATCCACATTCATACGTTGTTGTGTTTTGGGTAATACGTGGTTCATCAATACTAAACTATCGTTCAGTGGAGTAGAACCCAATTCAAACAAATCACTCAAAACAACAGATTGTTCTAATTGTCTTACTCTCCAATTTTGTTGAGGAAATGAATCTACTTTTTCATTACCATGTATGCGTAGATATTCATCACAAGAATTTTTCATTGATGTATATCTATGAACTGGTATCATGTTATTATTGATGAAGCAATATGCAAGATAATATAGATTTCGGAGTTGTTCTTCATAATTCTTTCTAGTAGAATCACACAACTCTATTAGTTTATAAGTATAACCGATTCTTAAATCATTTTCATCTGTTGCATGTACCACAATATCTTGTGGAGTATCATAGCTTTTTCCTGCTTCGGATGAAAATGCATATGCTACAAATGGAACATCAATCGCTTTACAGAAAGTAACTTTATTGATTAATTGTAAAATTGCATTGGTCATGATTGAACTCATGGAGCCAGACCAATCTAGAAGCAACACAAACCCATGATTTTTTTCATCTTTTATCACAGACTTGTTTAGGAACAAATCGGAATTATATTTGTAATGTGGTAATTTGTGCAAGTCAAGATTACCAGTTTTAGATTCTTGCGTTCTACGATAATCTTCTGCAGCTTTTTTGCGATAAAATTCTCTAACCATATGAGAGAGAATCTGTCGCATAGAATCTTTATGCTTTTTCATAAAGTTTTGAAAACTTTCTCTTTCTGTATCGGAAAGATATGAAAAATTTTCTGTTAATGTTTCAGTGACAACTCTATTTTTAACAATAAAATCATCACAATTGATTCTTCTTGGAATATTAAGATTTAGCGGATGTCGGTATGAGAAAGAATTGTATTGATTCTCTCTATCCTTCATGAAATTTTCTTGGTTCTTTTCCCAATTCTGATCTGTTTTCGCAGAATTATTCTCAGCAAAATCTAGTCTATCATCCTTTAGATTTTGATTGATAATATTTTCCGCATCTTCTTTTCTATTCTCTTCAATTGCGTTCATCAATTCTTCAAATGCTTCTTCACCAATAGATTCTTTAACTTTGTCTAAATCCATTTGAATTGGATTACCATCAACATCATAATCACTATCACCAAATTGCAAATCATCCAAATTGAATTTGATGTTTTCCAACACTTCTTTAGAGTATTCTTTTTTAATCCACTCAAACAATTCTAGAGCATTTTGATACACTTCCTCAAAGGTCTTATTTTGTACGGCACGGTCTACCCAATATTGCTCCTCTTCTGTGAATTCACATTCAAAGTAATAATCACCTTTAAAATGTAGATTCATTCTATCAATTAAACTAAGTTCTTCTGTACTGTCATGAAAACGAATGCCAAAAAAGTTCTTGTTTACAAGCTCAAAAAATCCACGAATAAATGTGGCTTTTGAACCGGGAAACTTTTCTTTCATCATATCTTCTATGCGTTTGTCTTCCAAAACATTTAGAATAGTTCTGAAAACTTGCTCATATTCTTTGGCTTTTTCATGAGTACCAAATTCAGGTGTGTGGAGAGCATGTGATGCTTCATGCAACATGAGGAGTTCACGGGAGGCAACAGGCAGTTCTAGAATCCAAGTTGGAAATGTCATTCTGCGATTCTTGACATCAAAATATGCTGTTGATGTTTTCTTGATTTCTACACCAATATTCTCAGCGGCAAACAATTTTGCCAAACTGTCACTGTATATTTCCATAGACATATAGTTCTCCAAGGTGGGTTTTCTGACTGATGGAAAGAGTATATCACAAGAGAATCAAAAAGTCAAGGACTTTTTTTATAAATTTTTATTTTTTTATTTTTACCAAAAAACAATTCATATAACATTGCACATGAAAGCGGAAAATCGGGAATAGGATATTTTGGTAATTTGTCTGCCATTTGCAATCTCTCAACTATCAGATATTGTTCATCAATTAATCTCATCTCTTCTTGCAAATGTTTGGGATACATCTTGTAGTGACCTGAATTTACATTGTGATGCATTCCATTTCCTTGAAATGAAATCATTTTTAAATTTTATTGGATTTTATTTTGTCAAATCTTTTGTTTCTTTTATTATATTTTGATACATCAAAATCTTGAAACATTTTTATATTAATGTTATTATTTTCTGCACAATAATCTTTTAATTCTTCTTCACTATCAAAACAAAAAATTTGGTTAGCTTTTCTTTTAAAAATCATAATTAATCACATTAAATATTTTTTAATTTCTTTATATACTTCATTATCCGAAACCATTCTACATTTATAGAATTTCTTTTTTGAAATAGGGTCTACAACTATTGTTCTTTTATCTACAACAAAATCTGGCATTACTTCTTTTTTAACACCTTTTTCTGAAGCACAAAAAGAAGACCATTGAGGAGTAGTTAATATTAAATCTGTTGTATTAATTTTCTGCATTATTTTTCTTTCAGTAGATATGTTTCTATTATATCTATTTTATAATTTTTAGGAAATTTATCTTCTACATAAACATAATAAATTTTTCTTATAATTTCACACAACTCATAAGCAAGTTCATCTCTTGTTATTTTATGTCTAAATTTTGCACCTAAATTTTCATACCAACCGAACTTAACACAGAAATTTTCATAATCTTCATTAAATTGTTTAAGTATTTCAGAACATTTATTTTCAAGCATTTTCATTATATTGTTTCTTATGTTATTAGAAGCATCTACAATATCTTTTCTTATAGGTCCGACAAACTCTTGTTTTTTATATTTTTTAAAAAAATCATTCATTATACTATCAGCACTAATAATTAGTTGTCTAGTTACATTTCTTTCCAAGTTTAATGTATTTTGTTCCTCGACTGAAAGTTTTCTTAATTCTTCAAGAGTATAACTCATTTATTATTCCTCATCAGTCATATGTTCTAAGTTTAAAATATCGTCTTCTGTCAAATTATCGTAATCTAATTTATTCAAATTCATTTTTTTATTTTTAGAACTTTTTACAGGATTTTTAAACTTCTCATGTTTCATTTCGGAAACAAATTTTTTATAAGATTTCTTAGCTTCCTGTTTTTTACGATATGCTTTATCACGCATTTTCTATGTTCTCCAATCTTAGTGAAAAAATACGGCAGTTATAAAAACTGCCGTTGACAAATCTTATTTATAGTGATATCGTATCATTTGGACCATATACTCCATTTAGGTCTAATGTATCTAATGCTCTATTTTCACTATCTACAAATCCTGTTAGACCTGTAATTGCAGTTGGTGTTTGTACTCCAATTGGTCCAACAGTAGCTTCTACTATCAACATAGCAGGTGCTGGAAATGTAAGTGTTAATGTAGCTGGTGCTTCATCTAACAAAGGTAATTGAAATAATAATCTACCTGTTGTATCTCCAGCTGCAAGCTCATAAACAATACTACCTCCCCCGGGTGAAAAATTAGGCATTGGATTACCATCTGTAGTTGTGGCTGCACCTGAAGCCAGTGCTAACACAAATTGAACATTATTGGCTTTATTATTTTTAAATTGTTCTTCTAAACCAATAACTACATTAAATCCTCTTCTATTTCTTCTGACCAATGTAGCTGATAATGTTTTAATTGTTCCGACATCAGCTACTAAATTACCAGCACTATCAAAATCTATAATGTTTGATAATCCTGGAATAGTTTCTATTAATTCTGGTGCTGCGGCTGGATTTCCATTTTTCATGAACCAACCACCAGGACCTGCAAATGTTTTTGCTTTTTCTTGTGCAGTCATCCACTTTGGTTTTTCTGCTACTTTAGCTAAAAATGCTGCTGAATTTGGCATTTAAATATCCTTTTTAAGATTGTTTATACTTCTTCATTTTTTTATACAATTTTTTTCTTGTCATTTTAAGAGAAAGTCTTCCTACATAATCTGTAAACACCACGCCATTTAAATGATCTAATTCGTGTAAAAAGCCTCTTGCAAAATAATCAGATAATTCTATATTATTTATCAATCCAGTAGTTGTTTGATATTCCACATTAATAATTTTTGGTCTTCCTATATTTAGGAATAAATTTGGAAAACTCAAGCATCCTTCTTTTTCATTTACTTTTGTATCGTCTATAATTTCTATAAGTCTAGGATTGAACATTACTTGAAATTTGTTATTTTCAATAAAAATACCAAATACACGGTATGGAAATGATAATTGAATTCCTGAAACACCAAATGCTTCCGCTCCTTTAACGTAATTAAAGATAGTGTTGGCTAATTCAGTTGGGTCATAGGGAGGATTCTTAAAATCAAAAGGATTTGATACTTGTTTAAGATATTCTAAATTATCTTTTTCAGTGACTAAATTAAAATTCATCTACACCTTTAAGTAATAAAGTGACCAATAAAGTGAATTTTTCTTTTCAATACCTTTTGCATTGTGTGCATCTCTTAGAGTGGGTATTAAATTAAATAAAAATTTTGTATATCGTATTATTCTATCTTCATATGACTTTAATGAATTATTTAAAAACATTAAGGGGTTACTATCAAATAATCTCCTAGGACCTCTCCATTCAAGTGTACCAATTGAATGTGTATGAAACAGACCTCTTCTTTTATCATGATTTACATTTTTAATATTTTCAAAGTTGTTTTTCATTCGCTCATATTCTTTATACATGTATTCTGGATTTGCCCAAAATACATGCTCCATTTTTTCTCCATCAAACACTTTAAAGTTTTTATATTTTTGAGTTTCAATTAGATAAGCTAAACACATTGCAGAATTGTAAAATGATTTCAATGAGTTTAATTTATCTTTTTTTAATTTAACATGCATATGCAAAGAGCATGTATTATTTGTAACGATTCTATTTTTATATAAATCAACAAAAAAATTAATTGTTTTTAATATGTTTTTTGGTGTTACAATTAAAGGTTTAGTATTAATTTCAAATGGAACAATAGTTTCATAGTATTCATTACCATTATATTCATAATATGAAAGTTCTTTCATATCATCATCTTCTTTTATACTACAATCTCCTGTGATAAAATACAATCCATATTCTTCTGCAAGTTTTTTAATTTTTATATAATTTGATTCTAATGCAAAACCTTCTATTTCAAATCCAACGTCAAAATCAGATTGTAGAATCATAATATATTTTCCTTTATAATAGAAAATCCAGTTTTGCGCTCAACATGTAAATTTCTATCAAATTTATCTTGCAATCCATCTGTTCTATGTGAAATAACATAAACATTTGTGGAGTCAAGTTCATTTAATAAATCTACAAGTTCTTGTTGAAGAAAAGCATCCGCTGCACCATCCATCACTTCATCTAAAATTAAAATATTTGTTTTCATTTTTGCTCTCTTTGTAGCAAGATTTCTCCATGAAAACATCATAGCCAAATCAACTCTTAGTTTTTCTCCTTCGCTAAGTGAAAAATATGAGAATTCATGACCTGAAAAATTTGTAATTTTTTCATTAAATGAATTATCTAATTCAAAATTTAATTTTAATCCAAATCTTTTTAAATATAATTCCATATTTTTATTTAATAATCTCAAATACTTATTCATAATTGTAGCTTTAATACCGGTATCTTTTAGTAAAATACTACAATTTTTTTGTATCTCAGTTTCTTCATTGTAAAATTTTTCATTATACTTTAATTCATTAATAGTCTTTTCTATATCTAAAATTTCTTTTTCAGTTTTATTCACTTTTTCAACATCCAAAGTACTAGGATTTCTTAATATAGAAATTTTTTCATGATTGTTTTTAATTTTATTTTTTAATGAAAGAATTAAATTTTTTAATTCAACCTGCTTTTTTTTATTTGAATCAATATTTTTATTAATTGATATATAGTCTTCTTTTATATTTTTAAAGTCTGTTATTTTTTCAAGGAGTTGTTGAACACCTTCTTTCTTTTCTAGTATTTTTTCTTTTATTAATTCTATCTGTTTTTTTCTAAAATCTTCTTCTATGTTTTGACAACAAGTTGGACAACTGGAATTTTCAAGAAAAAAGTCATATGTTTTCTTTTGAGTTTCAACACCAAACATTATTTTGTTTTTTATTTTTTCATACTTATTTAATTCTCTATCTACAGATAACAAATCATGTTCATCTTCTATATGAAGTGTTTCTAATTCTCTTTCTTTTTCCTCTATTTCTAATGTTAGATTTTCATTTTCATTTTTAATCTCATTTATTAAGTTCTCATCAACTGTAGAAACATTTACATTAGAAAGTGCTTCTAAATGTTCTTTCTTAGAATTTAATAATTCTTCTTTTAAGAAGAGTTGATTGAGAGTAGTTTGTAATTCTGATTTAGTTTCGGTAATTTCTAATTTCAGATTGTCTGCCATCTTGGTAAAGACATGTAAATTTAAAATATCATCAACAACTAATCTCCTTTCATTTGGTTTTAATCGCATGAAAGGTATATAATTAGCAGACCCTAAAACTACAATCTGTTGAAATGTTTGATATGTAAAATTTAAAATGTTTTTTTCAAACTCAGATTGTTGATCTTTTGCAGAAGCATCAATATCTAATTTTTGATCGTTTTTAAAAATTTCAAATATGTTTGGTTTTAATCCTCGTCTAATCAAATATCTTACATTATTTTTTACAAATTGTAATTCAACTAAACACTCTTTTCCATTAAACATATTAATAAGTTGCGGTTTGTTAATTTGTCTAAATGCTTTTCCAAAAAGAGAGAATGTAATTGTATCAAGTATAGCTGAAGATTTTCCAGAAAAATTTGAGCCTGTGACAAGAGTTGATTTATAATTGACTAAATTAATTTCTGTTGGGGTTGTACCAAAGGAAAGAAAGTTCTGAAAACGAACTTTTTCAAAAATGATATGCATATTATATTACCAATGATTTAAAATGTCAAGTCTTTTTTTAGGCAAAGACAGTATTATATTGATTACTTACTTTAACAAATGTTGTGCATTTTGTCAAGTGTTTTAATTGACTTGCTCCAACATAGGTACAAGCACTACGTAATCCGCCAAGAATTTCTTGAATGGTTTCAGATACTTCACCACGATAAGGAATTAAAACTTCTCTACCTTCAGAAGCTCGGTAATCTTTCAATCCACCAAAATGTTTTTCATTAGCTTTCTTGGAACTCATGCCATAGAACTCTATATATTTTTCATCATTTTTTTCTATAATAGTTCCGCCTCCCTCATCGTGACCGGCTAACATTCCACCTAACATAACAAAGTCTGCACCACCTGCAAATGCTTTAACTACATCACCAGGACATGTACATCCTCCATCAGCAATAATCAATCCACCTAATCCATGTGCCGCATCAGCACATTCCATTACAGCAGATAGTTGTGGATATCCTACTCCAGTTTGTATGCGAGTAGTACAAGCAGAACCAGGACCAATACCCACTTTAACAATATCAACACCACTAAGAATCAATTGTTCTGCCATTTCACCAGTAACAACATTTCCAGCAATGATGAACAAAGGATTGTGTCTTCGGAATGTATCATCTGCTTTTTCATCATATATTCCTCTAAAATCAACTTCACGTATTTTTTTAACAAAATCTACAAATCTTTCACTATATCCGTTAGCCACATCAATACAAACAAATTTTAAATTTTGACATATACTATAAACATCACAGAACTTACGAAAATCATGATCTGTAATTCCAATACTCATTGCTGTGTGTTGACAATTTATTTTATTAGAAAAAAATTCAATAAGTTGTGAAGTGTCGTATGTTTTTTTAAGACATGTAAGCATTTTCATTTCACTAAGTTTTTTTGCCATTTCAATTGTACCAACACCATCCATATTAGCCGCTATAATGGGAACACCAGTCCATTTAATACTAGCATAATTTCTTTCTAAAGAAACTTCATTGCGAGAAGATAGTGTTGACCTTTTAGGCCGAATAAGAACATCACTATAATCATACTTTACATCATTTTCAATTCGCATATATTTCCTTCATTTTTTCTCTTTCATTGACAAAAAATATTCAGTAATCAGTTGACTCAAATAAACATCAGGACTTATTTTTTTCCAAGAACTTATTGTATTTAATACATTATGAAAATCTTCTTCTAATTCAAATTCTATCGCATTTGTTTTACGATTTATGGCTATTTTTTTTATACCCATTCCTTTAGCAAATCTTACTGCCTTTTTATCATCAGAGAAATAATCAACCATAGTTTCATGAGTAACTGGGGTTATTTCTTTTTTAGGCGGTAATATAGAATTAGACTTCGGTCTTCTTCTTTGTGAATTAGGAGAAATAGCATTGGGTGCTAAAGATATCGTTTTAGGAGGATCTGTATTTTTGCGATTCATACTTCCTCTTCTTCAGCTTTTCTTAATAAATTTAATAGTTTATCTTCTAATCTATTTCCAAAAGAAATAGAATTTTCTTCAATATATTTTCTAACAGTATTTTGACATATTTCTTTTGTATTTTCTTCTTCAAAAGAATCATCAAGATCTTCATTATTAAATATATTTTCCTGTTCTATTATAATTACGTCAGCAGGATTATGTTGATGTAATCTTTTCATAAAAGTTTCAAATTTTAATTGACTACCTTTTTTATTACATATAACTTTTACATACGTATCTCTATATTTTTCAAAATCTATTTTATCAAATTTATTGTCATACTTTATTGTATGAAACATTTGATAAGGATTTTCAATAAATTTTAATTCACCAGTTTCAAAATTTAACATATGAAATCCTCTCACATCACCATAGTCACCCCATGTTAATTGATATGGATTTCCCAAATACATAATATTTCCTTTTTTACTGCGATGATGAAAATGACCAGAAAAAACATTTTTTACATTTTTAAAAATATTACTATCAAATTCACCATCAGAATGTACGTGTCCTTTGTACATCTCAAAACCGTTAATCTCTAAATGACCAAAACAATATTCATGATTTTTTTCTAAAAGTTCAAATGCAATGTCTCTGTTTTCTTCATTTATCCACGGCATCAACAATACATCGTTTTCATTTATTCTTACTACTTCAGGTTCTTCGCATATATACACATTCTCAAAATCATTTAATAATAATTTTAATGTGTTCACACGATTAGTATTTTTATAATATGCTGTATGATTACCAACAATACTATAAACTGTTTTTTCCATATTTAATAATTTTTGATAATATCTTTCTTTAACTTGATCTAATATATTAAAATCAATTGACTTTCTTTTATCAAAAGTATCACCAAGGTCTATAATATCTAAAACATCATATTCTTCTAATGCTGGAAAAAATACATCATCATAAAATTTAAAATAATAATCTAAAAACGTTTGTGAATTATTTCTTACACCAAAATGTTGGTCTGTAATTAATGCCACCCACTCATTCATTTATTTCCTCCACCTTTTCAAACATATCTGTTAAATTTTTTCTTTCTTTTTTCTTACGTTGTCGATTTCTTTTCTTTTCCATTTTATCTTCATATTCATTTACATAATTGCGTGTATGGATTAACCAATCATCACTCATAATTTTACCATCATAAGTATCATCATATTCCGCTTGAAATGAACTGTCAATTAGTCCATCCATATTATGTAAAGATCTTAATTTAAAATAAATTTCTCTTTTTTCTTTTTCAATTCTTCTGACAAAAGCCCATGTAGCAACTTGTGTAAAATATGAAAACGGTTCTGAAGATTTGCGAGGGTCAAATGAAGATATGTAAAGAATACAATTTTCTATCGCATCACCAATCATATCTTCACTGTGAGTTTGGCTATATTCAATAAAACCTTTTTTACGAATGAGATTTTTACATATTTTTAAGATACAACTTCCAATAAAATCATCAATAGGAATACGATGTAATAATTCTTTAACTTTCTGATTTAATATAACTTTGTCTGCAGCATCTCCATTAGCTTTTTCAATCATGTTATAATATTTCTTTTGCTTCGCTTTTACTTTTAATACAGTATCATATCTACTCAACAGATGTTCATAAAATTTTTTCTTATCTACAAAATTAGCTTTAGCCATTAGAAAATCTCCTTAATTTGTTTTTTTTTAATTTTTTTTTCAAAAAAATATATTATATCTTAAAATTGACAGAATGTCAAGTCTTTAAATTAAATTCATAGTACTTAACATCAAAATCTTCTTCAATGTAATACTTGTATCTTTCTTCAAAGTGAGTAAAAACATAATTTTTCTTCGTTGTATATAATTTGTCCGCTATGTCATAGACGGTCGCAACATTTTTAGAATCATGTTTTCGCAAAATTCTACCAACAGACTGTAGCACTCTAATTTTAGATTTTGTTGGTGAGGAAAATATTACATTATGTAATGCCGGTATATTCACTCCTGTTGAAAATACACCGCTACTTGCTAAAATGATATTATCGGAATGGTTGTTTCTAACGTGTTGGCGAATGCTCTCACGTAATTCTGCCTTTGTTTCACCGCTCATGAAAAATATATTTTTATCTTCAATCTCTTCTGTGATTTGCTCATACAAAATAACTCCATGATTTTCAACATAATTAAACAAAATCAGAGTGTTGCCTTTCAAAGATTTTGCTAAATTAATAATAAAATCATTTCTTTTCTGGTGAGAGATCAAGTAGGCAATCTCTTCTTGATAGTTCATTTTTGGTGGAGAATTTTTATGATTTAATATCAAACATTTGATTTTTAAATCACTTAACATTTCATTATCAATCAACTCACTGGTGGTTATAATCTTCTTTGGTTCACCAATTGCACCAATAAGTAACATCTCATGAATCTTTTCTCCAGTCAAAGTTCCGGTAAGTCCCACTCGGAAATCTGCATGATTACAGTAGTTTAGAATTTTCTGAAGTGTATTTCCAGTAGCTAAATGAGTTTCATCAATAACAACGGTGTCAAATTGGTCAAACCAATCTCGCTCAAGATTCTGCAGACTTTGCCAAGTTGAAATCATGATTGGTGAAGAAACTTCTTTAGTCCTACCTGCATATACCTCTTGAACAGATAATTTATCTATATTAATTGCATATTCCTCAAAATCAGATCTCATCTGAGTTACAAGATTAACAGTAGGTACAATCATCAAAACCCTACGGTCTAACTCGTAGAATAAACGCATGAGCAAATATATAATAGCAGACTTACCACTACCAGTAGGTGAGACTAAAATGGACCGTTGTTTCTGAACAGCATGAACAAATGCCTGAATCTGATAGTCTCTAACTTCAAATGGCATTTGTAAATTTTCAATAAATTCTATAGCATTTTCTTCACTAAAATCTACAGGTTCTAAAGAAAATTCAGATTCAAATTCATATTCTTTAATCTTACAATAATTTTTTAAACGGTGAATTAACCCATAAGGAATAGTTTTTGTTCGCATATTTACTAAGCGTATTTTACCATCCCATTTTTTAGCTTTAAATTTAGGATGATATCTTGCACTTGGTATAAAATATGAGAAAACATCACTCAATTCATTCATTACGCTTGGAGAACAAATTAATCTACAATCACTATGATTTAAAAAATTTACATTTATTTTTTCCATTATACTCTCAAATTATTCCATTTTTAATTTTATACAAATCTATAAATTTACTAAAATTCCATTTCCAATCTGTAATGAATTTCATACATGTTCTAATTTTTTCAATAGTTAATTCTTTCATTTTTATTTTAGTTTTAATATCAAGAATTCTACTATCAGAACGTACCATCATATCAATTTCAGGTTTAGTATACGAAATTTGTAACGCTTCTAATTGATATTTCTCAATATCATCATCAGACATAGGTTTTTTTGAATAATATAATTTTAATACTTTTTCCATTTGTTCTTGTTTTTTTTGTAAACCATAAAGTTCTTTACAAGCTTCGTAATAGAAATCAGAGTATTTGTTGTACTTATTTTCAACGCTTAATGTAATCTCATCTAAATTAGATAAATTCTTTGTAATATCTTCATATTTTGGATAGTCGTTGTTCCATTCGGAAGAAATCAATTCATGGGTAATCATATTAACTCCAAAAACAAAATTATTTTTTGACAACTTCCCTTCTGTAAATTGTATAATTAAAAGAAGCTGAAGCAAGTAGTTCATTAGCATCCGCAGCCATCAAATTCAAACCAGTTAATGTATTGGGTATTACATTATAGAAATGAAATCTATATAAAGGTAGGTTATAACTATCATTAATAGTCAAAAATCCATAACTATCAACACCTTCAAATCTTTCTAAATCTTTTCTATCATTAAAACTATCAGGAAATGAAATTGCTCTTATCCAATCATGTATTTCAAAATAATTAGCAAAATCTTCCTGCACTAAAAAATTAATATTTAATTGATCAAAAGTAGCTGAATCGGCTCCATGATAAGTTGGATTTAGTATAGTTGGAACTATTGGATTGCTTATTGATAATCCAGGTAAATTCACCTCGTTTAACGTATATGTAACATTTGGGAGAATAGAAAATACCATCTCAAAACGATTTACTTGAGAAAAATTATTATCTAAATCCCCATTGTTAATACTTAGTAATGAAGGCGCTGACATGAATTCTCCTAATTTATTTAATATTTTGAACTACTTATATTTATGTTTGAAAAAATACTTGATTTTTTCAAACTTTTGTGGTATTCTATAAATAGAATGTAAACTTAAATTAGCTTACTAAAATAAAATAAAGAAATATGAAACCATTTATTATACACGATTCCGATATAAAAGTCAATGTTAGTATTCGTTACTCTTCTAATTTAGAACAAAATGAAGTACAAATAATTTCAAAAAATAATGAATGTTTTATTTTTCCCGAAGAAATTGTAAAAAAAAATATTAGCAAAAACACTTTAAAATTATTAAATGTAGATGATTTTGGAATTTTAAATAGTTTCTCTGTAATGAACACTTTTAACCAACACAAGAAAAAAAAATATGAATAATTCTAAAATTTTTCAATTTTCTAAATCGGTAGCACCAATTAAATGGACTGGTGAATATGATGGAGTAAAAATAAAAGAAAAAATAGTTTATTCTGATGGTTCTGAATTAGAAATGCTACTTACTTTAAGTAATAATGATATAGATTCTATGGAAAATAAATTAAATGATTTATTTCATTTATATGAAGAGGACTATGAAGATATAGATAAAGAAGATATTGATGATGAAAATGACAGTGTATATGTAATAGTGGAAGAAAATGGAAATTCATTTCCGATACATAAAGATGTATTGGATATATATATGGAAATGATGGAGACTTAACAATATATGGGAACAAGTATGTCTGCGTTAGAAGAACTTAGAGATATTAAAAATTTATTACAAGAAATTAATTCAGGCGGAGAAACATATGTTGATTCTGCAGCGGATTATATTAATGCAAATATTATTTCTGAATTACAAAATAATCCTAATGTTAATATTTTTGAAAAGATTGATAAAGAAGGCGGAGTATATACGCAAGAAGAAGAAACTTGTATGATTATATTAGACCTACCAGAAAAATTAGTATTAGAATTATCAATGCGGGCTCATGCGAAAGAAACAACATTAATGAAATATATTGTACAGAAATTAAAGGAATGTTAATATGGAAGAACAGGATGAACTAGTGACTATTGATATACCTACCGATACATTCATAGAATTAGCGTTAGAAGCACACAAAAGAGATATAAAATTAAATGATTTAATTGTTGAGATTTTAACAGATTATGCTAAAAAAGTTTTAGAAGATAAATAGAATATAAACTCTATTACTAAACTTTTTTAACCATTTAAAAATGTCATCCGATTTTACAAGAGAGCAATTTTATGAATGGTTATCTAAACATGAAGTTAAGATAATTGAAAAACAAAATGAATTAGATATTCATTTAAAAGCATTTGAGAAAGAAGTACACGAACTCAAAAAACGTGTATTTAATGACGAACATTTAATTAAAGAATTTGATACTTTTTTTTACAAAGTAATTCTTCCTAAAGTCGGTAGTATTATTGATCGTGAAAAAAATAATCATGAAAAATTACTAGAACATATTCATGATAAAATTAAAGATTTAGATCAAAATACGGTTAAAAAATCAAATGTTTCAAAATATGTAGGTACGATACTTGGAGTTGTCTTTGCCGGGGGTTTAGGTTCTGTTTGGAATTCGTTATATGATATGCAAACTAAACTGGATTCCGTGCCATTATTGAAAACCCAAGTATCTGAAATGTTGGTTAATAATAGAAACGTTGAAAAACAATTATTTGTCATGGAAGGCAATGTAGAATCTATGAAAGAATCTATAGTTGTCATAGAAGACAAAGTTATGACAGTTTCCAGTAGATTAAATTCCGCAGAAAAAAGCATAGAAACTAATGCTTACAGCATTTCTGACGTATATTCCAAACTATCTAAAATACTCCCTAAAAACCCTCAATGAAAAAAATTATACTCACGCTAATCTTTTGTTTAGTGTACGGTTTATTGTACGCTGAATTACGTTTAAATACTCGGTCATGGTTGACCACAAGCTATGTAGAAACAACAAAGAATGAACTACCAGAAGAATATGCTAATGTAGAAGTTGGTCTGCAATTAAATGTAGGTATAACAAAGAATCTTAAATGGAATTCATTGTTTGTTTACGAATCCGCTTATGATGATAACAGACAATTAGATTTCAACTATTCGTTTGTTCAAGCTGATTATAAGCAAACTGATTTGGGAATAGGATATAGAGTAGGTAGGTTGAGTGTTCCATTTGGTTTTTGGAGTGACACCAAGTTCGCACCAGAAAGACCATTTGTACTACAATACTATCCGACAAATATGGTATGGCAAAATACTAGAAAACTTCTAACATCTATAGATGGTCATTCTGTATTTGGTAGACTTCATGTTGGTGGTGCTTGTCTAGAAGTTGAATACTTGCTAGGTTCAAATACAGATTTAAGACCGAGAGAAGATTACGCACAAGATTTTGTTGGTATGGAACCAGTTGCGCAAAATGTTAACTATGGACTTCAAGCAGAATTATATTACAGCAACTTTAGAATACGTGCAATTGAAAGTAGCATCACTTCAGACTTTGAAACAACGAGAGAATTTTATAGTTTGAACCCTTTAATTCCAGAAGCGGATAAAGTTTATGATGTTGTAGATTTAAATTATATTTACAGATATAATGCTGGTGAATACTACTTGGGTAATTATATTTTTACATTAGAAAAGATAGATAGATTGCGAGAAGCAAATGGCACAGCAAATGATTTGATGAATAAGTATTATGGTTTTAAACTTGGACCATCCAAGCAACAATTTTGGAATGCTATGGTTCAATATCGTACCCATAAATATAAATTATGGACTAATTATGGTCATGATTTTATAGAAGATATTGATGAGGAAACACATAGAGGATTTGGCATATCTTATGACTATCTTGATAAGTTAATTCTAAAAGGACAGTATAGTAATACTCATGGAACTCATCAATTAACTTGGAAAGAAAACAATAGAAACACATCAAATAATCTAAAAGAGAATTGGGATACATATGCGGCGTCTATCACTTACGTTTTTTAATTTAGCAGTAGCTTTTTTATTAACAACTACAACTATACAAGCTCAAAATTCTATAGCCGTTCATCCTCAGAATAAACTAACACAAGTTGAGGGTGAAGAACTTATGTATTTTTTGGAAGGTAGAACAGATACTATTCAAGGTGTTCAAACAACTTTAGTCATTGTTTTATATGGTAAAGATTCAACTTTATTAGATTCGGTAGTACGTGAAATATCCGTTTTACCTCCACATCTTCTTAAAAGAAAAATAGAAGAAAAGATTGCCAGAGGACAACTAGAACAAGTTGAAGTTAAAGCAACAACTATGGATTCATATCGTTATGTTTTGGGAAATAGAAATGCAATTGCACTTAGTAATGAAGATACAGCTGGACTAGCTGATATCATTGGACTAAAATTAATTCCTATACAGGTCAACTAATAAACCTGCTAAATATATATAAATTATATTTTAACTTTAATCTAACAGAACATGAAGTCATTTAAACTATTTTTAGACCAAATCACAGAAGCCGCCAAGAAAAAGAAACCAGATTTTCTTGATATAGATAAAGATGGTGATAAAGAAGAATCTATGGAGAAAGCTGCAGATGACAAAGAAGAAGATAAAAAAGATGATGATAAAAAAGATAAATGAAACGATACAGTGAATTCTGGGAAGTTATCCTAGAGAAATCCTTATCTAAAAGTCAACAAAGACTAATGGGTATGGTATACGCCTATAAAAAAGGCCGAATGAAAGATGCTTCTGATGAAGTAAAAAAGATAGCTAAAGGTATGTCTATGAAAGATGCAAAGAAATTTGCATCTACTAAACATAAAGATTTGCCAGAGTATAAAAAATAATACTTGACTTCTTATAATTTATTAGCCGCTTAATTTATATAAAAAAATATCAATGTATTTTTTATGAGATTGTAATTTTTTATAAATGTTAATCTTCTTTTATAGTTGAAGATTTTTAATTGAAAGGAAATGACATGTTAAATCCGATTGTTAGTGTTGTTATGGGAAGTAAAAGTGATTGGGATATCATGAAACCCGCATGTGACACACTCCAAGAATATAATATTCCCCACGAAAAAAAAATTCTATCCGCACATAGAACACCTTTGAAAATGGCTACATATGCTAAAAATGCTATTCAAAATGGATTTAAAGTAATTATTGCCGGTGCTGGTGGAGCAGCACATTTACCAGGAATGTTTGCTGCATTAACTACAATTCCTGTAATCGGTGTTCCAGTAAGAACCTCTACTGCTGAAGGATTGGATAGTTTATTATCTATTGTGCAAATGCCAAGAGGTGTGCCTGTCGCAACAGTAGCGATTAACAATTCTAAAAATGCGGCTCTTTTATCTCTTCAAATATTAGCACTAAACAATACTACACTTCATCAAAAATTAATTTCCGAAAGAGTAAAGCAAGAAAAAGATATAGACATTATTAATTCTGAATTTAATACTTATTATGAAGATGGAAATGTTACTGTAGTTGATAATAATATATTTTAATATACATATGAGATTGTAATGTGAGAGTAAAAATTGTAGGAAATGGTGGCAGAGAATCTGCAATAAAATGGAAATTAACAAAACATTGTCATGAAATTGTAAATGATTTGCAAGAATTAACTGTCGTAGGTCCTGAAGGACCTATTGCAGATGGTATTGCCGATAGACATGGTTTCATAAGAATAGTTGCGCCTAGTATGCTTGCGGCTAGATTAGAATCTAGTAAATTGTGGGCCAAACAGTTTATGCAACGATGGGATATACCCACTGCAAGATGGATGACGTATACTAGAAATCCTGATGGTATGAATCAAGCGTTGCTTGACCTTGATATCATGCGTAATAATCGTTCCCACAAAATTATAAGTATTAAACCACTAGATTTAGAAAATCCATATTATCCAGTAGTAATAAAAGAAGATGGACTTTGTGGAGGAAAGGGAGTAGTAATTGCAAGAACTCAAGAAGAAGCTTGGAGGAATATTCCACCTATCTTTATTAATAATATTTTTAAATCTTCTTCTAATAAAGTATTATTTGAAGACTATGTATTTGGTTTTGAAGCAAGTTGTTTTGTCATGTCAGACGGAGATAGCTATAAAATATTACCATTTTGTAAAGATTATAAAAGAATAAATGATGGTGATGAAGGACCAAATACAGGCGGAATGGGTGCTATTGCTCCACATCCACTTGTCACTGATAAAATGAAAAAAAGAATAGAAGATACTATTATAAAACCTACATTAAATGGAATGCGTTTAGAAGGTTGTAGATATAAAGGAATATTATATATAGGATTAATGATAAATGAAAATGGTCCTTTTGTCTTAGAATATAATGTTAGATTTGGAGACCCTGAATGTCAAGTACTAATGATGCTTATGAAAGATGACTTAGCTCCGTATTTAAAGGCAATTTCTGAAGGAACATTAGATAATTTACCCGACCCAAAATTTCATGAAGGATATGCTATTACAGTTTCTTTATGTTCACAAGGATATCCTCAAAAATATGAACATGGTTATTGCATTGAAGGTTTAGATAAAATTGATAATAGTGTTCAAGTATTTCACGCGGGAACCGTATTTGATGAACAATCTCAAAAATACAAAACAAATGGTGGAAGAGTATTAAATGTAACAACATTTGAAAAAACACTTGACAAAGCTAGAGAAAACGTGTATAATGCAGTGAATAAAATCAATTTTGATAATATGATCTACAGAAAGGACATAGGCAAAAATGAAAAAAGTGGCAATTCAAACAAAGCTTCGGAGTGGAATCAAAGACGTAGAAGGGGAAACAATACTGAACTCCGTAGGAAAAGATTTAAAAATCACTCACATTTCCGTAGGGGAGATTTATTATCTAGAAATAGAGAATGATGCTGACGTTGATGATATTGCTAAAAAACTTTTTGTAAACGAATTACTCTATGATTATGAAGTAAAATATGTTGACTAAAGATGAACTAATTGAAATTGAAAAAAGATTAAATAGAAAACCGAATCATACAGAAGAATCCGTTTTTGATGCAATGTGGAGTGAACATTGCAGTTATAAAACAAGCAAGCCTCATTTACGTAGATTATACACAGATAACAAATATGTTTTTTCAAGTCCTGGTGAAAACGCTGGAGTAATTAGTATTGGTGGCACTGATAAAGTCGCATTTAAAATGGAGTCACATAATCACCCAAGTTATATTGAACCATTTCAAGGTGCAGCAACCGGAGTTGGTGGTATTCTACGTGATATCTTTACAATGGGATTTAGACCTATTGCACTTACCAATAATTTATTTTTCGGAGACCCTGCATTTTCTGATGATAGTAAACGTGTTATGGATGGAGTGATTGCAGGATTAACACACTATGGAAATTGTGTAGGTGTACCCACTGTCAGTAGTAAAATAAAGTTTAATGAAAGATATGAAAAAAATCCACTAGTAAATGCAATGGCAATTGGTCATACTAGAGAACGTATTATAAAAAGTGTAGCCAAAAATCCGGGAAGATTATTATATGTCGGTGCTAAGACAGGAAGAGATGGTATTGGCGGAGCAGTAATGGCAAGTGATAGTTTCACAGATGGTGTAGATTTACGCCCTACTGTACAAGTGGGAGATCCATATCTAGAAAAGTTGTTAATAGAAGCCTGTCTTGAACTAGCAAAAACAGAACATGTGATTGCCGCACAAGATATGGGAGCAGCAGGACTTACCAGTTCTTCTACTGAAATAGGTATAAAAGGAGGCTCTGCATTATTTAAAGGAACATGTGGTATAGAATTAAATCTAGATAAAGTTCCGTTAAGAGAAACAGGTATGGAAGCTTGGGAGATTTTACTCAGTGAATCTCAGGAAAGAATGTTGTTTGTTTTGCACGATCGGGGAATAGAAGAAGCTAAAGCTATTTTTGATAAATGGGATTTGGATTGTGTAGAAATTGGTCATACAACAGAAGATGGAAATTTTACAGTGTATAAGGATGGTAATGTTTGTTGTAATTTTCCGCTTAGTGCTTTAGAATATCCAGAAATGGAAAGACCCTGGAAACCAATATTTGAAAGAGAAGAAGCACAGGAGAATTATTTTTATAGTTCAGAATTAATTCATTCTCAATATGATAGTGAAGTTCAAGGTAATACAATAAAGGGTATTAGAGATGATGTAGCTATTGTCAGAATACCTAGAAAAGATGCCAGAGGTAAAGATAAACAAATTGCAATTTATACTGATAGCTTTCCATATCAGAGTTATATTAATCCAGACCAAGGAGCAGAGAATTGTATAGTTTCAGTTTATGATAAATTAGTTTCTATTGGTGCTAAACCTATAGCATTAACAAATTGTTTGAATTTCGGCAATCCTGAGAACCCTGAGATTATGTTTGAGTTTAAAGAAACTATAGATGCAATGGCTAGAATCTGTGAGAAACTGGACTTTCCTGTTGTCAGCGGCAATGTGAGTTTCTATAATGAAACATCAGGACAAAATATATTACCTACTCCAGTATTTGGAGCAATTGGTTTAATGGAGGATTAATGTATAAGGTTGGAGTTGTTATATTTCCTGGTTCCAATTGTGAGCAAGAAACTATTAGATTTTTAAAGACTTATAAGGAATTCCAAGTATCTACAATTTGGCACAAAGAAAGTTCTGTTCCAAAATTAGATATGTATGTTTTACCAGGTGGATTTAGTTATGGAGATTATTTACGTGCCGGTATTCTTGCAAGTTTAAGTCCAGCAATGAATGATATTGAAAAATATGCCAATGATGGTAGAAAAGTTTTAGGAATATGTAATGGATTTCAGATTCTATGTGAGAGAAAGATATTAACCGGCACACTGAGAAAAAATAATACTTTAAAATTCATATGCAAAGAAGTTGAATTATATGATAATCATCTAAAAAACATTACTGTACCAATTGCACATGGAGACGGACAGTTTTATTGTAATAAAAATGATCATTTTAATTTTGAAGTAGCTTGGCGCTACAAACCACTCAATCCAAACGGAAGTCTACATGCTATAGCTGGCATATACAACAATAAAGGTAATGTTCTTGGATTAATGCCTCATCCAGAACGTGCTTTTGAAAGTCATCACAAAAGTAAAGATGGTTATATAATAATAGATAAATTCTTATTAAGGTAATTATGAATTATAAAGATGCTGGAGTTGATGTAAATTTGGCAAATAATCTTGTAGATAAAATAAAAACTTATTCAGACCAAATTGGTAAATTTTCAGCTACGTGTGTTCTTCCGCAATGGTCAAATGGTAGTCTTGTTATGAGTTGTGATGGGGTAGGTACAAAAGTATTACTTGCAAAATATGCTAAAGAAGTTTATCAACGTCCAATGAATTCAATTGGAGAAGATTGTGTAGCTATGGTAATGAATGATATTTTATGTGAAAATGCAGAACCTCTTTTTTTTATGGATTATTTTGCAACAGGTGAGTTAAATGAATCTTTTTATCTGGAAGTAATAGCAGGTATAGATAGTGCTTGTAAAAATATAAATGTAAAATTAGTAGGAGGTGAAACTGCTGAATTACCAGAAATGTTTAAAACAAATAAAAACTTTGATGTTTGTGGATTTGGAGTAGGTACAAAATTAGATGAAAATACAAAGAAAATTAAAAAGAATGATATTTTAATTGGACTTTATAGTACCGGTCTTCATAGTAATGGTTTTAGTTTAATAAACAAATTACTAAAAGATGACTATAAAATTAAAATAACAGAAGAACTGTTAAATAATTTGTTAAAACCAACTAAAATATATAAAAATGATTTAGATGAATTTAGAAAAAAATTAGTAGATATTAAAGCAGTTGCTCACATTACTGGAGGTGGTTGGAATAATATTAATAGAAGTATTTCATCTAAACATTCTATAAACTGGAAATCAGAATCAAAAATTTATTTTGCACATGAAGAATTGTTTAGTTGGTTACAAGAAAAAACATCATTAACAAATGATGAAATGAGAAGCACATTTAATTGTGGTTTAGGAATGGTTTTAGTAGTTGATCCTAAAAATTTAAAATCTGTTAATTTAAATTATGAAGTTTTGGGTGTATTAGAAAGTTGATTATTAAAAGGAAAATATCATGAAAGTTTATTTGTGTGGTTATCGTAGTTACTTGCATTTTTTTTATGATTGGCTTGTAGATGCAGAAGAAAGCGGAAAAATTAGTAAAAGAACTTATGATATTCTTTTTAGTATTAATGATAAATTGTGTACAGTTGTCAATTGGGTTTGGCAACGTACACGTTTTGATTATGTAAAAATAGATGGAGATGATATATATAGTTTAGATTATAAACTTTCTCAGGTTATTCATCCAGCACTTGTTAAGTTAAGAAAGGATAATGTATATTCTGTTCCATTTGTATCAAGTGATGATGTACCTGAAGAATTAAAATTAGAAGATGATTCTCCAGTTAATGACACTGATATAGAATTTTTAGAAAAAAGATGGCACTATGTTTTGGATGAAATGATTTATGCATTTGAAAAAGTGAAGGAAGATAACATTATATTATTAAGCACAGAAAAGAGAAAAAGAGTTGATAATGGACTTTTGTTGTTTGGTAAATACTATTGTAATTTATGGATTTAGTGATAACAATAAATCAAACAAGGAGGTATGACAACTGAAGGATTGGATTCTGAAAAATATAAAGAAGAAAAAGAAAGTGCAGATAATTTTAATATAAAATATAATGTAGTCAGATATGTTTTACATCATCGCTAAGAGGTAAAATTGATTATTGGAGATAAAGATTTTACAATTTCTATTACAGAAAAAGCAAAAAATATATTTTATGAAGCAGATGAAAAATTTATAAGAGTTGGAGCAAATCCAGGAGGATGTTCGGGATGGAGATGGACACTTGAATCAACTAATGACCTCAAACTCAATGATGTTACATTTGAAGGTGGTAGAATAATCATTGATAAAGAACTATTGACAAACGTTATAGGTTCTATTACTATAGATTATAAGGATGATAATTTAATTGAACAAGGGTTTGTTTTTTTAACTAATTCAGGACAATGTGGTTGTGGAGAATCTTTTCAACCGTTAAATTCTAATTTTAAATTAGGAATTGAATAATATGTCATACAGCAAAGAAGTCTTGGACCATTATAATGACCCAAAAAATGTAGGAAGTTTTTCTAAAGATGATGAAAATATTGGTACAGGATTAGTAGGCGCACCTGAATGTGGTGATGTAATGAAACTACAAATCAAAGTAGAAAACGATAGAATAGTTGACGCTAAATTTAAAACATTTGGTTGTGGAAGTGCAATTGCTAGTTCCAGTTTAGCAACTGAATGGGTAAAAGGAAAAACAATAGATGAGGCACTTGAAATAAAAAATACTGAAATAGTTGAAGAACTCTCTCTACCTCCCGTTAAAATTCATTGTTCTGTTTTAGCAGAAGATGCTATTAAAGCCGCAATCAAAAATTATCGTGAAAGAGCCGTATGATTATATACGTAGACATAGATGGAACCATTTGTGAAGAAGTTAAAATGGCAGATGGTTCCAAAGACTATCCGAATCATAAGCCAATATATGAACGGATTATGTATTTAAATTCTTTATATGATGAAGGTCATGAGATACATTATTGGACTGCAAGAGGAGCCAGAAGTGGTATAGACTGGACTGAATTGACAAATAAACAAATAAAAGAATGGGGATGTAAGCACACAAGTGTAACTGTTGGAGGAAAACCACACTTTGATATATATGTTTGTGACAAAAGTTTTAATGCCGATGCATGGTTTACACATCAAAAATTACATAAAAAATTAAAAAAATAACTTGACATTTCTTTCAAGTCTGATATACTTATTTCTATAGTTTGATTGACCCAACTCAAACCTTAGAGGTATCATGGAAAATTTTGAAAATGCAATTGCCATTTATCTTCAAGCAATCATAGCAGACTATAAAGTATTTTCATCATGGGGAAGGAACCTGAGAGCAACCAGAACAGAAGCAGAAATCAGAAGTCAGATGATTGAAAAGTTTGAGAAAGGTATTGATATTACATATGGTAAGAAATATGCCAAAGTGACTACAACTATTGGTAATGGTCAAGAAACTGTTCATTCTTTTGTTGTATTGGAAGACGGTACTAAATTCAAAAGAGGTGACATTCTGATGGCAGCAAGTTGGGCAAGTCCTGCAAAAAATAAGGCAAGAGGAAATATTTTTGGTGAGTACAAAACAAAATGGACAGGTGCAGAGTACCTTTAATTTATTAACATAATTAATGAGATTATATAATGTCAAACAAATCAAAAGCCGGTTCTAGTCAACATAATGCAGAATTAAAAGCCGGGCAAGTTAAGTTTTTAGAAACAGGCGGTGCTACTGAAAATATCAGACAATCATCTTCAATATGTTTTCGCAGAATTGAAATTATTGATGGTAAAAAATATAGAGTTTTTTCATGAAAGAATTAGTGGATCATCCAGAGCATTACAATTCTCATCCTTCTGGTGTGGAAGCAATTGTTATTGTTGAGAACATGTCATTTGGATTGGGTAATGCATTTAAGTATGTATATAGACACAAATATAAGAATGGTGTAGAAGATTTAAAAAAAGCTATCTGGTATTTGAAACGTGAAATAGATAATCCGATTTATGATCATAGACACCCGGATTATAGATATTTTGGAGTGTATGATGCATTTCTTGAAATATTAAAACATGAAGAGGATGATACAGTAAGACAAGTACTTGATTATATATATTACTATTCTTATACAAATAAAAATTCTAAAGAATTAGAAAAGGCTATTGATTTAATCAATCTTTTAATTTTAAAATATAATAAAATATAGAACATTATATGCTAAATTATATAATTAATATTATGGAGTTTAATATGAGGACTTTGTTTGTTGTTTTTGCTATTTCTTTATTTGCGGCATCTTGCACACATAATCATTTTTGCTGGCCTGGCAATTATGAAAATGGTATGATGAAAAATACCCTATCATGTGAACGTATTAATCATTAATATGAAAAACGAATATACTCACCTAAAAACAATTAAAAAAGTTATAGAACAGCATGAATATGATTATAAGTCTTTATATATTCTTATGATTAATGATGTTGTCAATAAAGTTGATTTTAGGAGTATGAGTGAGTATATGCGTATCCTTGAATTAAAATGGAATAATGTTACACCTCCGCAAAGATTGATTAAATCAACATGTTACCACTTATTAATAGATTCTGCTACAAAATTAATAAACAATAAATTAGATAAAATATTTTGTAATCATGAACATCTTAATGTTGAAATATACAGTATTAATTATCATGATAAAAACTTAGCAGGAAATATTAATGTATATTTTAATTTAGAAAGAAAGGAAAATTTACTGAGGGATTATTTTTCATTAGTAGATTTTGAAAATGCTTATTTGTCTACAGATGAAAAAATAGAAATTTTAAATAATAGATTATCAGCAGTAGAAGATAAGCTTGAATTAGAACGTATAAGAAAAAAAATAGATAGTCATCCTGACACTTCTGAATGAACGGATTTTTACAGAAATAATCCGATTTTCCCCTTGACATTTCTCCCGCATCTGCTATGATCTGATCATTGAGTGAGTGATTCCTAATCCAAAAGGAGAACGTTATGATGATTCGCAAAATCTCTCAAGACCAACATCAGCAGATGCAAGCACTCAAAGAAAAGTATGACCAATCTCATGGTTCACCATTTGATGTTGGTACATGTGATAGCTACTACTACCGACCAGAATCCCCAAATTATTGGGAAGGCGGCTCCAAAATCAGAGGAACTCAAATCTTTGAAGCAGATATGACCCCAGAGCAAATTGAAGCATACCATGCTGGTTATGCATACAATGAGTGGATGGGAGATAAAAAAGAATGGTAGTCATTTTTTTACTTGACATTTTGATTATCCTAGTGTATACTATCTTCTGTTGATTGATTAAATAACTTCTCAAGGAGAATCGTCATGGCAAACGTAAATCTTTCCCAAGTTCACAATGCACTTTCCCAAAAACTGAGTGGCAAGGAACTCTCCATTGCACAAGAAGTTGTCAACAAGATTGTTAAAAAGAATGGTGCGCTACGTGCCTCAAAGCCAAAAGGTGAGAGTGGTGTAGACTCTCTTGCTAAATATGTATGGCGCATGGTAGCGTTTGTTTGTTTGCCTGGCCAAAATGCATGTATGCCTGTTACAGCGGATTTTGATTTGTATTCCTACATTGAATCAGAAAAGCCGCATCTCAAAGGCGTTGAAACTATTCGTTACGCAAGAATCAAGGACAACGATGAGAAAGTTCTTGCGCAAACTATAGAAGATGCTGTTTGTCATGCAATCCCTAAAAACGAATGGAGAAACATCCGTGCTTGGGGAAGAGCATTGGGATACTAATTCTAACAAACGGAGTTTTCATGATATGGGGTGTAACGTTTTTACTCTCAGCACTTAAACTTATCGGGTTAATAACAGCACCCTGGGTTTTAATCTTTCTACCAATGATTTTGACAAGTTCATTCATAATCTTTGGTTTAGCTTACATTGGTTTCAATAAATTAGAGGAAGAAGAGGAATGAAAGAATTTGATGTTATTGTGGCAATTACTGGATTTATTTTATTCAACACTGTTTTTGCAATTAGTATCGCAGGTATGATTTGATATGAAAGATGGTAAAAATTTAGTACTCTGGTTATTTTTCATGATAGTAACTTTTACCGTATTAGCCATATTAGAAACAGTTCTTGAGGTTCCGGACATATGAATGCGCAAATGATTTTGAGAGATGAACTAAACTTTCTTGAAAATTTATATGAGCATAAAATAACTGATGATGTGTTGGATCAATTGTTTGGAACTAAACGGCTTATCAAAGTTTCTATGTTTATTGAAACTCTTAAAAATTATTTGTCAAAAGGCACGGCTTCTATTTCAAGAGGTAATGTAGCAATTTATGATGACCTGCATGTTGTGGAACATCCAAATGGTGACTTAATAGGATATGTTTATAAAAGACCTTCATCTGGTCAGAGTACAATTAAACGTTCTCCATCAGATGTATTCTTTGACTATTTTGATAATAGAGGATAATTATGAAATCTAAATTTTATTTCTTCAGTGACCCTGCACATGGATGGTTGAGAGTTGACCGTGATACATTAACAGAACTTGGTTTGACTCAAAATGATTTTACAGAGTATTCATACATTGACATTCATTATATGTATTTGGAAGAAGATCATGATGCATCAAAGTTCATGACAGAATGGGCTAAGAAAATGCCATCAACCAGTAAGCTACAAATTGTTGAGAGAGTTTCTGAGAAAAAAGATTCGTTTGTTCGTAGGAAATACCAAAACTTTAGAATCAAAGAGGTTGCTTGAAACTATTCGGAAAAGAACTTAAACTTTTTTTTGTGGAGAAACTATCTGAAAATTGGGCATGGGAAATAGAATTTTTAAAATGGACGGGTTCTTGGGGAAATTTTCTAGTTTATGAAAATTCAATATCATTGAGATTGAAGGGGGACCATAGAGGAATCTATTGGTCCTATCATATTCTCGGTTTTAAAATTATTGAACTGAATGTTTACGATACACGCCATGAAGAACAAATTTCTATTGTAAATAGAGGTTTAGACCATTAAAACATCTATTGTTGCAGATTGTAGTTCATCTAAATTAATTTTTAATCTGTGTAATAAGTTAAGAAAAATCCAATATAGCTGACTTGCGTGACATGATTGCCCTCGCCATAGGAATCTGCATATAAAGCATTTACCAATTGCCATTTATCTGCATGTGCTGCTGTTCCATTATATGTAAAACTTCCTACTGCATGAGCAAATACTGGAGAAGTCGCAGCAGAAAAAGGAAATCCATTTAATCTTAGTCCAGAACCTGATGTTCCACTATTTCCAGAATCACATCTACCCCACAAAGTAACTTGCCTACCAATTTTGATATAAAATCCTTGTTTAGTTAGCCATGTAGAGTCATTGGTCGAAACATGGAAAACATTTGGAACCCAAGTACCCTCTTCATAATCATCCAGGGTAGTGTTTCCAAAATTAATTCCATAGCTATTTGGAAATGTTAAATTTCCAGCAATATTCAAATTACCGTTTTTATCCAAGACAAACTTATCCGTATTTACAGTCATAGCATTACCAGTACCAGACTGTATAACTTCTAATGCTGCATTAGAACTTTGATAGTTTACTTTAAATCCAGTATTACTGGATTCAAAAAAGTTATTGCTATCAAAGCTAGATGTATCTATAATCTTTGTAAGACCACTTTTTGAATAAATTTGATCTAGATAAATTCTACTACTCATGGAGTAACTTCAGCTTGCTCTGCTACATGTTGTTGATATGCAGCTACAACATCTGCTGTATGTACGGCAGCAACAATTGCTTGAACTTTTGCATCACGATTAGAAACATCTTCTCCAGGTGGCACAACGTATCTATGATAATTTTGTGAAATCACTTGACCATCTTCCAAGACCTGTACCGCTTCTCTGACTTGTACATGATTAAATTCTCCGACAACTTCTACTTTGTCTGTGATTGTTCTCTTCTCAAGTGCCATTTATTTTTCCTTTATAAATGATATTAAAATTGTATACTATATTTATCTATTGTGCTTTAAGAGTTTTTGATATATTAATTTCCTGTTTCTAATGCTTCAATTCTTGCGGTTAGTGCGTCAATCTCTCATTAGCGGAAGATTGCTGCTTTAACATTAGAGTTATCAACTAAAGCACCATTTGTATTATATGTGTATACCTTTACAGATCCTGTGCTTTCACTGTAAGTATAAGGCCCCTTATCTCCATTTCCACCACCAGCAACAGAAGAAGTAACAGTAGAAAAATTTGCATCTGGCATCGCATTGGTGAAGTTTACTCCGTAATGTCCTGTTCCTAGATCTGTCAGGCTTGACACATTCCCACTTCCCAAAATTGAAACTGTTCCTGTTCCATTAAACCTTATCCAAGCTCTACACGCATATGCAGTACCAACTGAACCAAAACCTGAGTCAAATTTAAGATTCCCACTGTTATCAATCCGCATTCTTTCACCATCAACACCGGAAAAAACATACCCAGTGAATCCAGTTTGATTCCCGTAAAATGTTAGTAACCCAGTAGAACCATTCCGACCAAATTCGTAAGACTGTGTAGCACTTGCACCATTTTCGACTCTAATTTGATTATCAGCAACATTTCTAATTGATAAAGTTTGACTTGGACTACTCGTCCCAATCCCCACATTCCCACTGGAATCAACAACCAACGCATTGCTACCAATGGCTGCCGTTCCCGCATTCACCACAACACTTCCATTACTCTCACTTATCACACTTCCACCATTGCTATCTACAATTGGAAGAACAGTTGAACTACTTGTAGCTGGTTCTCTACTAACAATCGCAACCACATCACCGTTCACTGGATTGAGTGTGAATGATATCACTTTTGTGTTAACGTTGATGCTGAAATCACTTGAAGCAAGTTTCACACCATTCAGGTAAACATCTGTACTGTCACCAGTCAAAGGATATGGAAACGTGACTGTAGTCTCGTTGTTAGCAATTGTATGCTCATGACGGCGCTCTGAGAAACGCACACCTTGTGTTAGATTTCTTCTTCCTATAACAACAATGATGTCACCAGCAATGGCATTACTTGCAAGTGTGATGGTCTTTCTATCTGCGCCAAGAGTGTAGTCATCAGAACCCAGTAAAACACCATTTTTATATACATCTAGGTAATTAGATTTACCTGATACAACAAACCCACTGGTGGCGATTGTGTTTGTTGTGCTTGTGATGTTGAATTCTTCTCTAAATTCGTTTGATTGTAGTGCTGGTTGTTTTCCTAAGTAGGCCATTAACTAGTCTCTATGTTTATAGCCTTTAAATCTTCAACGGATGTAGCTGTATCACAAAGCATCGTGATGTCTCTGAGTCGTTGCTTCTCCGCTACAATTGCAGTTGTATCAGTTCCGGCTTCCTGCTCTCTCATATAGAGTATATCTTGAGCCTCTAACAAAGGCTTGCGTTCTTGTCGTAGCGATTCACGTTTGATCTCTCTGGCTTTATCTAAATTTATTGTAATCATTGGGTTCCTTAGTTGTTAGCGGAAGATTGCGACAGAAACAAATGGCGAGTCTTGTAATGCTGTGCTGGTCTGAAGGGTAGTAATTCTCACCGAATCTGTGGCAACGTTAGCATCTCCATCGCTTGTCTGAACTACGATGAAAACTCCGTAGTCACTTACTCCATCATAGTGTCTACCACAAGCAGTAACGACATAATCATTATCCGGCATTGCATTCTCAAAGTTCACGGTATAGTCTCCTGTGCCGTTGTCGGTGATGCTGGAAACACTGAAGCTGGCCCGTATTGCTACCGTTCCCGTACCATTAAAATTCACCCACGCAGCAAGCTGATGTCCTGCATCTGCAATTTCAACCGATCTGGTCACGCTCCCACCCCATCATAGCTATTAGTGAAATCGTAGTCCCAAGCATTGCGAAACTCCCGGTCTGCTGGCAGTTCGCTACTGTCGATGATCTTGTATTTGACACCCGTAGGGACATCTTTCGCACAGATCTGTTCTAACGTAAGCCCACAGTTCGGGGCTGGTACTAGCACACTGATTATGCCTTCGTCATTTTTGAAAATTGCTAGATTCATTCTAATCCTTTGTTGTTAGTTAAAAACGGCAACAGTAACTCGACTTGCATCCGTTCGGTAAACTCCATCTCCAATAAAACAAGTTAATTGCAGTTGTGTTGTTGAATAATACGATGGAGAATCTTTACCAAATACAACAGAAGCTGATCCACTACTTGGTTGATTATGATTACCTACTGCTGTGTAATTCACATCCGACATTGCCGTTGTAAAATTTACGGTGTAGTTGCCTTGTCCGTTATCGAAAATGCTGGAAACATTTCCACTTTTCCGAATCTGCGCATCAATCGTAACTGTAGTGCCAGATACCGTTAAGTCTACACCTTCTCCATCACCTATTTCGTGATTCCCACTTGTATTGATTGTGTAAGTAGTTCCCGAATATTCTACTGTAAACTGCGTTGCTGTGACAACCGTAGCAGTGTAAAGCCCAGTAATTAATCCGCTAGCAGTAGCAGTCCCTGATTGTGATGTTCCACGAAAATTCACCCACGCACGACAAGCGTAAATCGGAGCATCATCACCATTCGGCAAGTTCGCTATATTTCTTGCGTTACTCATACTGCATCCGGTGGTGTGGGCCAAACTACGTTGGTTAGTTGTCCGTTCTCATCTAGCGTTGGTTCTGCGGTAGCAGGGAGATTGCGGAGACTAGTACGATAACTAGCCCACTCTGCTTGATCTGCGTAGGGATAGTCTGTGGTCATTCGCCAGTCTGACCTAATAAGTAAGTCATTCCGTTGAGTTCTTAGTTGTTCAAAAGCATCAGTAAATTCGTTTACAAAACTTCCATCTACATATTTAGTTCCGTAGCGAATATTTGTTTCATTCGTTTCGATCCATTGAAAATCAGGATGCACATCAAATGGTGTTTCTTCTGTCTGAACGACAATATTTTTCCGAGTGTCAATCAGTGCGTACATTTAACCTCTTATAAAAGCTCGAAAACAATGACATAGCCAGCAGCACCAGCAAGGCCATTAGCATAGGAATCCCCAGAACTGGCTGAACCGGCTCCTCCCACTGTTACGGAAACAGTTGAAGCCACTCCAGTAATGAATTCGCAAGCAAAACCACCAGCACCACCGTATTGCCCAATATCTCTTGCAGACCCCCCAGCATATCGGTTCCCTGCTGCACCTCCCACTGTGCTATTGGAATTCACGTTTCCACCAGAACCAGAGCCGTTAGCTGCTCCCAATCTGG